TTATATTATTGTCACAACATAAATCCCTGTGCAAACTCTTTCTGCGTAGAATTTGTTCTTCCTAAGCTCGTCAACAAGTTTTCTGACGCAAGAGCTTTCTGTTTCTATTAAGGCAAAGCCTAAGCCGATATACCCAATCTTTTCTGTTGCTATTCTAGAGTTTACAAGTTTGTTTACGGCCTCGTCACCTTGGTACATAAAGTATCCGTAGAAGTCTGCGTCTGGTCTTATGTCATCAAATTGTTTCCCGATGATTATTAACTTGGAACTCGCTTCCGATTCTTCGAAAAAGCGCGCTACATCTTCGCAAGCTCTTGCTAGATCAAATCTATTGTAGATTTTTCCGTCAAGGATTTCTTTAGCTGTTTTCATATATCACTACTTATTTCAATTTTCTTGTTTTCTTTTTCTTCGTAGTTTGAGAAGTATTGCACCTGCATCTCATGCTTGATGTTGTCTATACTTAGATATATAGACCTCTTCGAGCCTTTGGATGGGTTGTAGTGCCACATGTACATATCAACTCCTTCCCATTTCATGTCCCCGTTTTCCCCTTTAGGGTACTTCTGTTTGTATTGCTTGAGAAGTGTGAAGTATGCATCCTCTAGTTCGCTTTGCGTTCTTTTCTCGAATACAAACTTTACTTGCGTGATTGAGTCATTGCTAGTGTCATAGTGTACTTCTTCTCTTACATTATTGAAACCAGCAAACTTAACCTTGAACTTCTTTACTCCAGAAACCGTTTCGTATGGTCTGTATCCCTTGGTCGCAAGGATTGCAGTGTATTTCTTGCTGGTCGTAGTTATGTCTCTTCCCATTACAACTTGCGAATAAGATGTATAGGAGAACAACGCTGCTGTCAATATCATTAATATTCTCTTCATAATTTATATTTTTATTAATTATATTGCCTTTAATGACCCAAGAACCTTGAACACCTTGATTATTGCCTCCTTCGGTATCTCCTGATCCTCGAACTCCTCGTTGTATGCGTGGAGGGTGAAGTGAGCATCGTCCGAACCCTTGCGGACAATCTTGACCGTTCGCAGGTCGTTCGTAGTCATTATTGCGTACACCTCGTTCATCGGAAGGAAGCTCTGCCAGTCCTCTACGGCTTTCAATGCGATGATGTCACCGTTGCTGATGACCGGCTTCATGCTGTCTCCAGACGCACGGCACCAGAAATCTGCCTTCTCGTAGCCAGGGATTGAGATGAACTTCGTTGGCATGTTCGGGGTGTCGTTATACAGCTCGTCGTAACCAAGGGCGAACTCAACGTCGTAGAAAGGGACACCAAGCACAGGTTGCATAGTCTCTTTCCCATTAAGCGGTTCGCCTATGTACTTATCCCCGGCTCCAGTTTCAAGCCAGTCCTTGTTGACCCCGATGGAATCACATATAAGTCTGTAATCCCTAGACGTGATAGGAACCTTTCCGTTTAGCTTTCGACTCAGATTAGAGGAGTTCATTCCAACTTTCAGAGCAAAAGCATTACTCGTCAGTCCGCTATCAGCAATTACGGATTTGATTCTTGTAATGATGTCGTCCATAATTTCCTAATTTTAGTTTCAAATATGTAACTAAAACCGAGAAAAGTGTTAAATACTGTATAATGTCCTACATTTCTTGCGTTTTAATTTGCGTATGTCGGACAATTATTGTACTTTTGCACTCGTGATTCGGTTAAAGCAACAAAGCAATACCGACACAAACGGAGGGCAAAGCGACCGAAAGTGCGCTATCTTACATTCACACTGCAAAGATACAAACTTTTTCGCTTCCCTCCAAATATAATATGTTAAAATTAAAGCAAGCAAGATGAAAAAGTTGACAAAGACGGACATTTTGAACATTAAGCCTGGAAAATTCGAGGTTTTTGTTCTCGATTCGGCGAAAGCTCTACTGTCTGGTCGTCAATACGCTTATCAGATTGGTAATACAGAGCCGCCTGATGGCGTAGCGAGATACAGAACCAAGGCGAACTTCAAGAATCGTACATTGGTAGTGGAGGCTGTTCCTTCTGTGTAGAATTAATAAGTATATAGTGTATGGAAGAAATTATCAAACTCGGAAGAACCGATACGATGACATCTCTGGAGATAGCAGAGATAACGAACAAGCAGCATAAAGATGTTATGCGCTCCATTAGAAATATGGAGGTAGCTTGGGAGAAAGTTAACGGGCGCAAGTTTGCGCTGGTTAATTACACAGACCAAAAAGGCGAGAAGAGACCTTGTTATCAGTTGACAAAAACTGAATGCCTCTACATCGCAACAAAGTTTAATGACGAGGCGAGAGCAAAGCTTGTCCTTCGTTGGGAAGAGCTGGAAAAGAAAGAGCGGTATCAAGTTCCTCAGTCTTTCGCTGAAGCTCTGATGTTAGCAGCAAAGCAGCAGGAGAAGATAGAGCAACAACAGCTTGCTCTCGAATCAAAGAATGAAGAGATTGTTCAACTCTCGGCTACAATTACCGAGATGCAGCCAAAGGTTAGTTATGTTGATACAATCCTTTCGAGCAAGGAGACCGTTACAACGACACAGATTGCTCAAGACTACGGTCAATCAGCAAAGGCGTTCAATATCTTGCTGAGAAACTTCGGCGTTCAACGTAAAGTTGGTGGCCAGTGGATTCTCTACGCAAAGTATCTCCCTTGTGGTTACGTTCAGTCAGAAACAGTTTCTATCACTCATCGTGATGGTAGTGCAGGTTCTGTAATGCACACAAAGTGGACTCAGAAAGGAAGATTGTTCTTGTATAATGAGTTAAAGAAACATGAAATTCTTCCATTAATCGAAAAATAGCCTATGCCTCGTAAGAAAGTATCAGTAGAGCCTGTCGAAAAGATATGGCTCTCCACAAAAGAGTTCGCCGAGTATATCGGCATGAGTACAGGTTACATACACGACTTGAGAAAGAGCGGTCAGATCCATCATTATATGATAGGCAATACCGCATTCTTCAAGAAGTCTGATGTAGATGAGCTCATTGAAGAGCATAAAGTGTGTTGAAATATTGGTATGGTTAAAGTTATAGATTTGTTTCATTTGCTCGTGAGAGTATGATTGTTAGTTATTAGTTATTTTTGGTTTTATCTACAGCGGTAGATACTTTGGGGCGATGTCTGTTCGTTTAGCTTCTTTCGCCCCAATCAGACTGAGTAGCTCAGTTGGATAGAGCATCGTTTTCCTAAAACGAGGGTCGAAGGGTCAGAGTCCCTCCTCAGTCACACTCTTTTTTTTAGTTCCGTTTAGTAGTTGAATTCCTCTCTGACGGCGCAAAGGTAAGTCCTTATACCTTATAAAGTAGGTCGTTCGGGCAGCGACAATCTTGCGTCAGATGAGAGTTTCATTGAGCGGACATGGAAGATAGTTCTTTGACATGTTGATGCACAGAAATAGTATGCGTGTAAAAGAAGTAACTGGAGAGCATCAATGGATGCCGTGACCTGGCGAAAGGACGCACGACATACGAAAATCCAGCTAATCTGCATCAAGTAAGCAGACGGACTACACCGGAACGAAGAATTGTCGGTGCAAGCACTGCCGAAAACGTTGCAGTCTGGTAAATCAAAATGAAGTGAGAATTGCTCATTCATAAAATATAATCAAGAGGTTAGTAGTGTAACTGATGCACGGCGATAACAAAATGATACCGATCTTATCATCGCAAGAGGTTCTTCGTTGAGCCCTAGCCTCCAAAAAGTAATTCATTGTATTTCATATTCAAATTAATTCAATTAAAAATGCAGCTCGTCTGTGAAGATAGGCTGCACACATCGCAGGTTGGAGCAGTTGGTAGCTCGCTAGGCTCATGACCTAGAGGTCACAGATTCGAGTTCTGTACCTGCCACAAATGTTTATTTTTAAAGCTCTAAATTGTTTATATGTGAAAAGATTGTTTCTTGCGTATCTGGTCTGGGAAGATAGGGTACGTCTATTTCTTTTAGAAGGAATTATTTTTTATTTCTGAGGAGAGTAGCTCAGTAGTAGAGCGCCAGGGGAAGGGTCCTTGGAGGTCGATGGTGCGAATCCATCCTCTCTTCCCAATTTTCTTTCATTTTTCAAGAATTTTGATTGGTTAACTTATGCGTCGCCCAGTAGCTCAACTGCATAGAGCCGCGGTTCTCTTTCTGCGAGGTTGGGAGTTGGAGTCTCCCCTGGGCTTCCCATTCTATATGTTTTTGCTTTAGCTGACAGAGGTCGGCACTTTCTTATAAGTCATTTATATTTTAATTTGAGTATTAATATCCTCTTGCTTGTGAAAGTAGAAGGTACAAGCCACATTAGCTCAGTTGGTCAGAGCAGCCTAACATGGTGGTTGGTCGTAGGTTCGAGTCCTGCATGTGGCTCACTTAATTGTGTGAGTGCCATAAATTTACAGTTTTTGATTATCTTTGGGAGTGAGGGAGTCAATTCTCCCTCCTCCCTTTAACGTTGGCCTCTTCCCCGTAAAAAAATAACCACGTGCAATCACCTCTCCTGCCTTGCGTGGTTGGCTAAACGGAGAGGTTTTATATAGATGAAAGTTAAAAATACAATAAGAATCAGTAAGGAAAACATTAATGCTCTTCGGAATCTGGAATGCGTTGAAAGCATAGAACAGAACGGAAGGGATATTACTGTTCGCCTTAAACCGGAACGTACGGACGGTAAGCTCGAAGCCCGAAAGGGCGAATATCTTATCCAGTGGGGTAACGGAATGTGGCAGAGGTACGGATCTGAGGCTATCAATCTGCTTTTTAAAAATCCCGGAGCGGAGGCCGGCAAGACATGGGACGCGTAGGTTCAAAGAAGTATTACGCTCCTGACGGGAACGAATACGATTCAAGAGAGGAGTATCTGTACTTGCAGACCATCCTCGATGATCCTGGTATAAGCTGCATACACAGACAGGTAACCATCACGGCCATCAACCCGGTATGGATGCTGAAACCAAAGCAGCTTAAGACTAAGGTTAAGTACGAGAGGAGGTCATTGCTTTACGGGCATAACTATACTGCCGACTTCGTTTACCGGGAAGGCGAGAAGATTGTGATATGTGATGTCAAGAGCCTCTATACCTCAAAGCTCAGAGAGTTCTCGATTACAACAAAGGCTGTGGTGGCAAGACTTATCGCTCACAATAGGAAACGTCATAACGGCGAGTCTGTTGTGATATTCCGTAAGGCTATCAAGATAAAGAAGAGCGAGTGGAAAATCGTTGATTATCCACCATCCGATTGTGCTATTATATAATAAGGTGTAAAATCTAAAAGATATGTGTATAATTTTCATTAGTTTACTAACCACAGTAGTTATGTTTGCTGCTGTATCATTCGTAGCACATCTTTTTGGTTGGGACCAGGAAGACTAGTAGTTTAATTCTAAATATTTTAAATTATGGACAAAGACAAAATTATCGTCAGTGTAGTAATTGACAAGCAGGCTCTTGTTGACAGAGCATTCGACATCTCGAAGAATCCTTCTGAGTTCAATGAAATCGAGAAGGTTATCGACGGCAAAAACCAGTTCACTCGTGATATCGACGAGATTGATGATGAAGGCAAGAAGGAGAATAATACAAACCTCTTCTCCAACATCGCATTGGACATCATTCTCAGTGATAACCCGGAACTTGCAATCACCAAGCGCCTCAATTCGCTTGAGGACAAGAAGAACTCTTTCCTCGCTAAGATGAAGAAGCTCAACGAACTCCAGGAAAAAGTGAAAAACGGAGAGGTGCATGGCGCTGAAGGTTTCCGTGAGTTGTTGAAAATAATGGAGGAGGACGTGTAATTGGCGTAGTATCAAAGTACGGCAACCTGTATGATGTCAAGAAGAACATCATCTGCCACGCTCCTGTCACTTCTTTACATTTCAGAAGACTTCTGGTGAAGGGTAACGAGCTTCCTATGATGAATGGCGTAACAACACCAGCATTGTTCGGGATTCACGCGGACAAGAAATTCAAGCGTGGACGCTGGCGCCGAGTATTAACACATTAATTCATATAACAATGGCAAAAGAAAAAGCAACTATTTCAGCAACCCTCGGTCATGAGTATGAGGACCTGGAGGAGCGTGAGGATTTCCTCGCCAACAACGCGGACTCTGTTGAGAAAATGGAGTTCATCAAGCGATTCAATTCTGATGAGCTGATGAAGAAGAAGGATCTGTTTGTTCTTCAGTCTGCACGGGCATCTGACATCGAAGAGGAAATCAAGGATTTCCGTGAGCAGAAAAAGGCAGAGCTGAAGCCTATCAAGGAAGAGATTTCTTCTCTCCTTAAGGAAATCAAGCAGAAGGGTAGCATGGTTAACGAGAAGGTTTACAAGTTTGTTGACCGTGATTCTAAGATGACTGCCTTCTATGACAAGGAGGGTAATCTTGTTTCTTCCCGTCCGGCAACACGTGACGAACTCCCTAGCAATGTATACTCAATTAACCGTGATCAGCAGGCTATGTAGTCTGCTTTCACATAGTTTCTAAATTCTAAAATATTTTGTAAAATGAACAATGAAAAATTGCAGATAGACCTCGCTCCTGGACAGGATCATGCGGAGATTGTTCTCCGTGAGGTAGGTAACGAGAACCCTTATAAGCTTCCTGCAAAGGAGCCTCTTAATCTTCAGGTAGACGGTGTTATTACCTGCATCTATGCCTTCCTTGAGAAGCGTTGGGGTACAGAGCAGATTGACAAAGAGCATACGCATATCCTGGTTAATCGAGAGAAGCTCGTTGTTACTCTTGTTACAAACGAGAATGATGAGCGCACTACACAGACTATCATCGGCTCTATTCAGTTGTCTCGTCAGTTTGCGGGATTCCATATCAATGACGGTCAGTTGTGGAAACCGGTACAGCTTGGTGACTTCTTCCGACTCAACCGTTCTTTCTTCGAGACGAAGGAGAAGAACATGGAACTCGTCAATCTCCTCAAGAGCTTCTCGGCGAAGGTTCAGACAACAATCAAGAAGGAATACAGCGACAATGGTTCCGTGACTGACAACTATGAGAAGGCTGTAGACTCTAATCTTCCTCCATCGTTCACTATCAATATTCCTATTTTCAAGAGCGCAGAGCCTGAGAAGCTTTCAATCGAGACTATCGCTCACGTCGAAGGCAACATGGCATTACTGACGCTTATCTCTGCTGATGCAGAATGTATCATCGAAGAATCCCGCGACAAGATCATCAATACGGAGCTTGACAAGATTCGTAAGCTCTGTCCTGAGATTCCTATTATGGAAGTGTAATGACAGAAATAGATAACAGAATAGCAAAAATGCCCGCCAAGATGGCCTTTGCTGTACTTGACTTGCGTAAGGTGCATGCGTGCATCATGGAACTTCCACGAAGCAAGTCGGTACAGCTGGCCCGAAAGGCGGCATACCTCAACTACATTGAAGGTGAGGGTAGAAAACTCGGTAAGATTCCACTTCATTATGAACGCCTTAATGAAAAGGGCGAAAGCGTGACGGTGGAAACTTACTTCAGGTATTTAGATAGGGTACATTAATTTTTAATTCTATACAAATGGATATAGAGCAGTTAAACAAAACGCCTCATAATCAGATTTGCGATTTGGCAAGAGACAGATTCATCGAGGTGTACAATCAGAAGTTCGGAGAGGGCGGAGAAGTATTCTTCGAAGAGCAGAAGGCATTCTTCAACGAAGAACTTCTCAATGGCTCGTTCAAGGGCTATCTTGAAAAGGCTCCATCATTGAATATTCACGATGCCTTCATGAACCTGGCAATTAACGGCTTGTCTCTCGAAAAGGGAACTACGACACTCTGCTACCTCATGGGCTACAGCAACTACGACAAGAATACCCGACAAACGAATTATACGGCCAAGATCACCTATACAGGATATGGAGAAATCCTTCTTCGCCAGCGAGCCGGTCAGATTGTTCGTTGTGACAATCCTGTAGTAGTTTACAATTGTGACGATTTTCGTTTCGGTGAACGAGACGGACATAAGTACGTTGATTACGCAAAGACTTATCCTCGACCTGAAAATTCATACATCGTTGCTTGTTACGTGAAGATTATTCTTCCGAATAATGCCTACGATTACTTCGTTCTTGACCGCGAAGGTATCGACCGTCTCCGTACGTATTCGGAGAAGTTCGGAGGTAAAGACCACAAAGCCAACGCTCTTTACGGCGGAAACTATGTCGGCAACGATGGCAGAACGTATTTCAGAGATATCGACACAGGCTTCCTTATCTCGAAGACATGCAAGCATGCGTTCAAGGGCTATCCTAAACTGAAGGTTGGTCTTGGCGCTCTTTTGCAGGCCGATATCGACATGCAGACTCAGCAGAAACCGACTCAGGAAGCCTTTGGCGCCGGAGATACCGCACCGGAAGACAAAGGCTTCAAGGTAAAGGTTGACAGTGATTCACCATTTTAAAATTGTTATATATGGCAGAAAATACAGAATTGCAGTTGGTACAACAACAAGCCAACAATATTACAAGACAGATTGCAACGCTAAAATCTGATACGGAAAATGCGGTGCAAGCCAACAGGAAATCTTATGAGGCATGCGTGAATGCAGGTGAGTCTCTGTTGTTTGATATTGGCGTTTCCGGAATGAACGATGCTCTTGACGAGAGAGCCGCTGAGTTTATCAAGAAAGCTAAACTGACAGAGAAAGCAATGACGGAGAAACGTAAGGGTGTTACCCAAGTGTTCGATATTGTCCGTAAGGGTTTTACTATGATGGAGAACCTTATCTCTATCAAGAACACCGATTCTGTTGTCTATAAGATTCAGGAGAAACGCAACGAGTATGCGGCATACAAGCTTGAACAGCAGCGTAAGGCTGAGCAGGAACGCCTGCGCCAGGAGCGCATCAAGGAGGCCAAGATTAAGTTGAAGACTGATACGATTGATATCTTGAACAATCTCCTTACAGAGCATTCTTCTGCTGCTATCAATTCACTTAATAATACGTTCTCTCTTCTCACTCTTGATAACAAGGATGAAGTTAAGAAACGTATTACAGAGTGTTCTGATGTTCTTGACCTCGGACATCTGTTCGTTAATAAAAAGCCTTCATACTCTTCCGAAATTGATGAGAATGATGCCAAGGAGATTATGAATGGAGCCTACAAGGAGGTTTCCGCTTCTCTTCTTGCATCTTATAAGCAGACCGTCAATGCTACACGTGATGAGCTTCTTATGAAGTTTGATTCTAAGATTGCTGAACTTCTTGGAATCAAGAAGGCAGAAGAGGAGCGCAAGCGTAAGGAAGAGGAAGCTCGCAAGGCTGAAGAGGAGCGTAAGCGCAAAGAGGAGGAAGCACGTAAGGCTGCTGAGGAAGAGCGCAAGAAGCAGGAGGAAATTCAGCGTATCAAGGACGAGGAGGAGCGCAAGCGCAAGGAGGCAGAGCGGAAAGTTGCCGAGGCTGAACGCAAGGCAAAGGAAGCCGAGCTGAAGGCTGCTGAGGAAGAGTGCAAACGTAAGGAAGCAGAAGCTGCCGCTGCTGAGGCTGAACGCAAGGCTAAGGAAGAGGCTATCCGTAAGGCTGACGAAGCTGCTAAGGAAGAGCAGCAGAGAAAGCTTGCGGCTGAGCAAGAGAAGCGTGATGCAGAAAATGCAGCCCAGCACGCTACCGCACAGGCTCAGTCACTCTTCGCTCAGACTTCCGTTGGAGAAACTGACAAGCAGAAGATCAAGGTAACGAAACGTCTTGTTGTGGCCGACAAGAATGCTTGGCTCGACATCATTCAGCAGTGGTGGACGATCGAAGGCTCAAAGATGGCTCCTGATAAGCTTGCTTCTAAGTTGGAATTCATGCGCAAGGCTTGCGAGAAACACGCAAACAGCGAAGAAGAGTATATCGTTTCTCCTTATATTAAATATGAGGATGAGGTAACGGCTAAGTAATATGGCAGAACAACCGTTTGACCCTTATTATTCTCGTGGTGAGGTCTCCAATTCGGACCTCACTGCATTGAAGTTTGCCCTGAACCCGCAGCTCAATTTCGTAAAGGAAGAGGACAAGAGGAAGGCTTTCCATCTCGGAACTCTCGTTGACGCTCTTGTTACCGAACCGGAAAAGTGCAATCATTACGCCATGACGGTCGATGACGAGAAATATACGGAGAAGGATTGGAAATGGGGTCTAGACCGGCTTGCTGTTCTGAAGAAACAGGCAACGAAGGATAGGTTCCTTGATTTCGTCCTGAAGAATGCGGTCGGTCAGAAGACATTCATCAATCCGCATATGAAGATGGAATACCAGGGCTTCGAGTTCGAGCTTCCGGTACGCTGCAAGTTTGACTGGTGGCTCGGGGAGTTCGGCGGTGATTTGAAGACCACCGCAGCTACGTCACAGGAGCAATTTGAGGCTCAGATCGATTTCGTCGATTGGGATAGAAGCCGTGCATGGTATATGGACCTTACGCACAGTATAGACCCAAGATACGGAAACCAGGACTTTATCTTTGCGGTCTCCAAGACCAAGAAGAAAGTATTCTACAAGAAGATTGAACGTGGTGACGAGTTGTATTTGCGTGGTAGGGAGAAGGCTCTTGAATGGGCTTTCCGCATGTGGTGCTTATTATAATTTATTATTATGTCAGATAAACCGAAATTATACGATTATCAAGAAGAAGGTGTGCGTATGGAGCTTGCCATGAAGCGCTGTATCAATGGCGATGACATGGGAACCGGTAAGACGGTTCAGTCTATCGTCGCCATTGAACGTGCAAAGGCAACTCCTTGCCTTGTTGTTTGCCCTGCTGCACTTAAGGTTAATTGGGAACGAGAGATAAAGAAGTTTACGAACCTCCGGCCTCTCATTCTTACCGATTCAGTCAATGCGACATATGGATATCATCTTACTAAGATGAACCTGTATGATGTAGTGATATGTAATTACGAGTCGCTCGCAAAATACTTCGTCGTAAGCCTTGGTCCGAAACCGTTACGGCTGAAAAACTTCCTGTTTCGTGATGAACTGAAGATTATCAAGTCTGTGATTATCGACGAGTCTGCAAGAGTCAAGGATCCATCAACAAGGCAGTCTAAAATTATCATGGGACTGTGCCAGGGCAAGGAGTATATCTATGAGCTTACAGGTACGCCCGTTGTCAATCACGCAACAGACCTGGCCTGCCAGCTTGCTATCCTCGGTCGCCTGAACGACGAGTTCGGAGGTTTTGGTGAGTTTTGTAACAGGTACGGTGAGAACGAGAATCTTGAAGAGCTTAACCGGAAGATACACGAAACCTGCTACTTCCGCAGAGAAAAGAAAGATGTTCTTAAGGATTTGCCGGATCTGACCAGAACGACCATCAGTGTCGCCCTCGACCCTGAAACGCAGGAAGAGTACGATACCTGTCAGAAAGACCTGCTCACGTTCCTTCTCGAATACAAGAGCTGCTCCGAGGAAGAGGCTAGGAAAAAGCTTAGAATGAAGGCTCTTGTCAGGTTTATGAACCTTCGCTCGATATCCGGACGAGGAAAAATGAAGGCGACGATAGAGTTTCTTCATGATACCGAAGAGCAGATAATCGTGTTTGCCGAGCATCGTGATGTCGTTAGCGCAATCAAGAAGGAATTCCCGGATGAGGTTTGCACCGTAACCGGTTCCGATAGTCAGCAGCAGAAGCAGTGGGCTATTGATTCTTTTCAGGCTAGGAAAAAGAGAATCATCATCTGTTCCATCAAGGCAGCCGGCGTAGGCCTTACGCTTACAGCTTCTTCCAATGTGGTGTTCGTCGAGCTCCCATGGACGATGGCGGACTTATCGCAATGCGAATGCCGAGCCTATCGTAACGGACAGAAGAATGCGGTTACATCGTGGATTCTTATGGGTGCAAATACTATCGACGGCTATCTTTATAGCTTGATTATGCAGAAAGGATCAATAGCATCGAAGGTTACGGGCGAACAGGACTCCGCTATCAAGGATGCAGCTTATTTTGACGAGCTGGCCGATTTGGTTTTACAAAATTCTTTAAATAAAAAATAATGGAAATTCAAGGAAAAGTTATTGCCGTTTTACCTGAAAGAAGCGGCGTCTCTGCAAGAGGTGAGTGGAAGTCTCAGACTTATGTAATAGAAACACAAGAGCAATATCCTAAGAAGATGGCCTTTGATGTTTTCGGAGCAGACCGTCTGGCTCAGTTCAACATTCATAGTGGTGAGGTTATTAACGTTAGCTTTGATATTGATGCACATGAATATCAGGGCAGATATTTTAATCAGATTCGTGCCTGGAATGTTACTAAGGTGTCACAACAAGCAGCACAACAAGCTATGGCAAGTTCTGCTAATGCTGCTGGCGTGGCAAACCCGACGAATCAGCAAAATCTGTTTCCACCTGAACAGCAGTCTGCACAGCAGCAAGCACAGCAACGAGGGAACTCTGATGACCTTCCCTTCTAATCAAACGAGCATTCAACGCTTATGTGGTTCAACCTGAAAAATGTGTTTGAACTTGAAACGTTTAGGAAAAAAGTAGCCGAGTTGGAGAATAAAGGCGCGATGGTAGAGCTGAAAGAAAAACGTGGACGTTCTTTGAAGCAGAATGCCTATCTTCATTTGCTTCTATCTGCATTCGGCCTCCAATACGGCTACACTCTAGACGAAGTTAAGACGCATTTCTATAAGCTGGTAGTGAACAAAGATATATTCCTCAGAGAAGGGATTGATAAATTCACAGGAGAATGCTATAAGTATCTCCGTTCTTCTGCTGACCTTACGAGAGACGAAATGAGCAAATCAATTTCTGATTTCAAATCGTGGGCAAAAGAGGAAGCTGGATTTGATTTTCCTGATTCTGATGAATATATCGCACTACTGCATATTCAGCATGATATAGAAAGACAAAAAAAATACATACAATAGCTTATGATGTTACCAACTAGCATACGTCAGAAATCTAGCGAATTGTTCCCTAATGACACAGAGAAACAGAGAATATTTTGTATGGGTGCTGCGTTCTCGTTAGGCAAAGATTTATCAGACTTTGAGGAAGAAGGGCAACAGGAAGAAGTGCAACAGGAAGAAGTGCAACAGGAGGAGATTTACCCTTGCCAGGAAGCTCTCGATATGTGGCTTGCATACAAGAAAGAGAAACGTCAGAAGTATCAACCTCGTGGTCTTGCGGCTCTTAAAAAGAATCTTTTAAAGATGTCGAACGGAAATCCCGAATACGCAAAAGTTATCGTTGAGCATTCGATGGGAAACAACTATTCCGGGTTGTACGCTCCTAAAAACAATGGTGTAAATAGTTATGAACAACAGCAACGAACTTTCAATAAAATTAGTTCAATCCTTGCCGACTGAATGTAGCCAAGCGGTAGCAAAATATGGCAAACAATATGCGCTATTCTTAGACAAATATCCTACTCTGCAAAATCGAACAGATGCAATTACATCTGTATATGATTCTGTCGCTAGAGGCGGTATGTCGTTTGTTAGTATTGATAAGTACTTCAAAGATGGCGCAAGCGAGTTCTGGATTAAGATAATGCTCATCGACTTGTTTATGGTTATTGGAGCTATTGATTCGACTACTCCTTACCAGTTCAAGGCTATGGCACAGCGTATCAGACAAGAATACTATCACCTTACGCCTAGTGAGCTTACTAGATTCTTCTACGAGTTTTCTATGGGCGAGTATGGAGAAATCTATGTAGGAAAGACGGTAAATCCTCAAAAACTTTTTATTGCTCTCGAAAAATACATGTGTAAGCTTTATGAAAAGAGAGCTGAAATTGATTCTCAGAAGTTAGCTGAGAAACAGAAAAAAGAATATGAGGAATCAAAAAAGAATGCAATATCCTACGAAGAACATTGCCGCTTAAAGGGTGTTGATCCGAAAGAATCCCCTCTTGAAAAGCTAAAGAGAAAACTTGAAAAAGAATCAAAACGAGACAAAAATGGCAGACGTAAGTAAAATGGCAGAGGAATGGCTCAATGAACATCCTGATGCGACAAAGAAAGAAATATGGATGGCCGGTTATTGGCAATCTACCGATAACTGGTGCAACCGAACCAAGTAAATTTTAGAATTATGGCAGAAAGAAAAGTGAAACCAGAAATCATGCATTTGATGATTCTTAGCAAATGCAATTACAAATGTGAATTATGCTGCAATAAACTGTACGATATTGAGAAAATTCCAGTCGCTACGGTTAAGGAATTGAAAACAATACACACTTTGTGTATTACGGGCGGAGAACCATTCATGGCAAGTATCGACATTGATGATTTCGCCCGCAGTGTCAAGAAAAATTTCCCGAACATCGAAAACATATTCGTTTATACAAGCGGACAAATTCTTATGTTCTGTTTGCCACATCTCTTTTCTTATATTGATGGTCTTAGCATTTCTCCAAAAAGCATGAAAGATTGGCTGGCTTTAGAAAAAATAGCCAACCACAGCACCTCTCGTGAATACTTTAACAATATTTCTCGCTTGCCTAGTAACCGCTTATATGTGTTTAAGGAACAGGTTCCATTTTTCGAGGAAAGATTTAAGCCAATCGCGAAGAAACTGAACCTTAACGTTCTGTATCGTACGTGGGATAAGGAGTTTAAGACTCCAGACAATGAGATTTTCAGAAGATTACCAATACTTTTAAATTAGTTGATTATGGTAGAAAGCAAAGGTAAAATCGCAGAAGTTACTAACGCAACCACCAAGCAGGCGATTGTGTTCATAGGAGTTTACTCTTGGGTTGTCGTAAGAAACCTAGGAAGAGCAATCAATAAGGCGGTACACAAGCTGCCTTGGTTGTTCATCGTTGTAACGGTAGTAATATCATTTATCGTTAGCTTTATCTTTATCTCTAAGGCTAGAGCAGAGCGAGATAGTTACAACCAGAAGTTAGTTCATACAACACAGCAACTTGATAGCTATGTAGCTGCATACGGAAACATTAAATCAAAGTAATATGAAGAAATACAAACATACAATAGTGATGATCCTGCTTATCATCGCAGCAATTATCGCAGGTTACGGGTTCATCTGCTTCATGGTTGAACATATTTTCCTTTCGCTCCTGATGCTCTTCTGTATCAGTTGCGCATTGGCAGTAAAGAAGGAGGTGTAGGAATGTCGGCATATAATTTCACACCGAAAGGAGCATTCTTCATCAACTACAAGGAGCCTGACAGGGAAACCGTAGACCATATAACTTCGCTCTATTACCTCATTATCGGTTCTCTCGCTACAATCACGCAGACGGCAATCAAAGATTTGCACGACAATCTAAGTGAGAGGAAGGACCTGTTTAAGCATGAGCTTAAGTATCGCATAAAGGAGGCATTCTCCCGTTCTGAGACTCTTATAGGTATATTCAAGAAGTATACTGCCGAGATTTCGCAGTATGAGCTCTGGCTTGATATTACAGACAGCATGGAGGAAGACCTGAAGATTGACATACAGAGACTCTTCTACACGACCGATAATATTCTTCTGAAAAACAACATCAAAGAGCACAAGCTTCAGGCGTATGCATGCGTAGCCTACAACTTGTCAATCATGCTGCACGATATGTGTACGAAGTTTGATGACGTTATGAGTGAACGTGGCATCAGTTCCGGCAGCATAAGACCTTGCGGAGAATTCATCCAGTCTATGTATGGCATGTATGCCTCGATGAGAGAGGTCGCCAGGATCCTTATACCTGATAAGGATGCTGAATACTTCAAGGAAGGCGGTCAGATTTACAGGGCTTTGCAGGTGGTTGCAATGAAGGTATGCAATCCGGAAAGAATTGACAACGCCGCCGACGAAGGACTGAAGCTTAATGGCGTTGACTATCATGGTGAAGAACACCAGAATAACGCATTCCTCCCTTGGAACGGCATCCAGGTTAACTTCCTGTCACGTAACTTCGATAAAATGCCTGATGAAGAGCTCGCGAAAGCTCTTGGGCGATCTGTTGGTGCGGTAAAGGCAAAAATGAGACAACTTAAACTAAAAAGAACGGAATAGTATGAGTGGAGGCGCATTTGATTATGCTCAGTACAGAATTGCTGACATATACACGGAAATAGAGGATGAAATCTACGGACATTCTCTTGATGATGAATTTGACGTAAATCGGTATATTGAAGATCATTGGTTAGAGGATTCCGAGAAAGAATACGTTCGTAAGCATCATCATACAATACCTAATCGTAGCGAGTATTCTAAGGAAACCATCAAGGAGTTCAAAAAAGGTATAGCCCTGCTAAAGAAAGCCGAGGTTTACGCACAGCGCATTGACTGGTTACTTAGTGGCGATGATGGCGAAGATAGCTTTCATAAGCGTTTGAAACACGACTTGGAAGAATTAAAACGTAAAAAACAATAGATTATGGAAGATTTACCTATAGGCTCAGAAATCGTCTTGAAGGTGGTTAAGACAGAGAAAGAACAATGTAATGGCTGTTTTTTCGATGAGATATGTAACAATATCTATGAGAATGTTTGCGGAGATTTTGACTGTAGCGCAAGCACTAGAAAAGACGGAAAGGCTGTTCAATTTAAAAGAGTGAAGTAACATGGCTACAGCAAATTTTGAAATTGGAAATAAAGAATTTGAGGTACGTTTCATACCTGAATCAGGTTATCCTCCAACAAAGAATGAACGTGGTTCTTCATTGATTGAGTATGATGTAACGACATACAAGGATAATCAGCCAATGATGAAGAAGTTCAATCAAAAGAAACGTGTTTATTTCGACCTTGAAGGTAATGTTTATAAGAGTAAACAGAGTAATAAGGTGTGGTTTAATCTTTATAAAGCAAGTTAATGGTTATGGAAGAAAAGGTTAATATAGCGGAAATTCTAAAGGATAAGCCGCAAGGAACTAAGTTGTATGACTTATTACGCAATATAGACGTAAAGTTAGATGAAGTTCACATAACAGATGTTGGCACTTATATTGAATGTACATCAACTAATGAAGTAGGCAGCACTTTTTTGTTTGATTATTCAAAATTAGGTACAGAAGAAAGTTGGCTTGATGGCTTACAGATTCTCCTTCCTTCCAAAGAAATGCGAGACTGGTCTAAGCTCGCTTGGAATACAGGAGACATTCTAGTTAACAAAGATGGAAATGCACATGTTATCTTCGGGGGGTTTGATGATGATACCTACGAAACTTTCAATGGTAATAATTATCTGTGGGAAAATGAGGGTATTACAATGTGCTTCGGAGAGTATGAAGACGAATTGCCAACATCAGATTTCAGCAAAGCAAACAAAGAAGACGCTCAGAAATACATCCGCCAAATAGAGAAAAGACTAGGCTATAAGTTAAACTTTGAAACTTTGAAAATTGAAAAGTCTGAGTTCAAGGATGGGGATGTTGTCACCATTATGCCTCATATTGGAGATAAGCTTATCTATCTTTTCAAAGCAGAAGATGACGAAAAGTATTATGGTCATGCTTTTCTTGACGGTAACATAGCTATTGTTAATGAGGATAGTTATTGCCAAAAAGACTTTTGTACAGCTCGTTCATCTACAGAAGAAGAGAAGCAGCAGCTCTTTGAAGCTCTTGCAAAGAAAGGCAAGGCTTGGGATGCTGAGAAGAAACAGATTGTGGATATTAAAAAAGAACTCCAATTCAAACCTTTTGAGAAAGTATTAGTTAGAGATAGTTATAATGATATGTGGAGAGCAAGTTTCTTTAGTCATATTAAAGAAGATGATGGAAGATATGTAACTACATGTTGTACTTGGAAATTCTGTATTCCTTACATCGGCAATGAATCATTGGCAGGTACAACTAAAGACGTGGAGGGTTAGATATGAAGAAAATCAAAAGCAAGAATGTTCAGAACTATGTTATGGACGATATGGCATGGAAGGTTGATTTGCCAAGGTTTTTGAAAGAAATAGCTGAATGCTCAAAAAGCGTTCCTTATGCTGCATCTTTTCGAATTCTAGCACAGGTACTTAAAGTACTCACAGAAAGGGCTATTGAGATTAACGACCCTGCACTAAACATCATTATGCTTCGTCTCGGACTTTACGAAGGAGCGCATGATAAGAACGCAGGTGAGGTTATATCTCAATTACGCAAGTTGATTACTGATAAACAAAAATAGGAGGGCTATGTATGATTAGAGACGATGCAAAGATAATTGTAACACCAAATGGTGTATCACTAAAAGAAGCCTTGACTAAAGAAGTAGTTAAGGCACTCAATAAAGAAGCTTCCATCTATATGAATTATGAAATCCCCGAAGTAAAGCTTGGTGGCAACCCTCCTAGCGGCAAGGAAAATCGCAGAACTAGGAGAATGTTAGAACTTAGAAAAAGAAAGGGTAGATTATGAATGGACTACTATCAATAATTGGCATGAAAACTGAAATGGAATATCAGATGAGTGATTTCCCTTTTGGTCTTCCACGTATTAGATTCAATGTTCCGAAAGGCGACATTCCTTCTGACAAACAGAAGTGTCAGCCAAAGGCGCAGCATGAGTTCACCATCAAAGGTGTTAAGATCATGGCAGCTTCTAAGAAGGATGCTATAAAAAAGTTTAATCATCGTAAAAAGTAAAACGTATGTTGTACGAAGCAAAACAGGGAAGTAAGGCTTATGAATACATTAAGAGTATTCTCGATGCTGAATTTGAAGAGCATCAAGCCTACATGAAAAGAGTAGAAGAAGCAGTAGGTTTCAAATTTGAAAAATTTCAAGGCTATCAGCCTAACAGAACTCTCACAAGAGTGTACGAGATTACCGCTATATGGGTTCTTTCTGAGCGTTACGATACCTTAGATAAGAAGGTGTGGAAGAAGATAGACGGTGTAAAATTGGAGGACGGTTACTATATAGCTATTGCGCCTAACAAGCGTAGTAAGCAAGGTAAGGCAATAGCAGCAGTACTTACATCATATAAATCCTTTACTCATCATTTCCAGATATTGAAGGAACTGAATATCGAAGTTCCGTACGTCAGCCGATTCTCCATCACCCAGCTTTTACGTCACAAAGACCGTATTTTCGTTTACTTTGATGATAGCATTAGAGCCGAAAAGCAAAATCCAGACTTCGTGGAAATCACGATAGGTGAATATAAAGATTTCGTTAATAAAAAGGACTAAGCTATGGATAAACTAGAATACATTCCAGGAGATTTGGTGATGACAAATGGAGTACCACTAGGTACAGCACAGAATGTCGTTTACAGAGTAACATCATCTGACCCATCAAAGACTTTGAAGTTAGACGATGGAACGGTTCTGAAAGGTGTTGTCTGCTTAGAGAACATCGAAGGTGCGGAATTTGGAGATAAAGGCTATCTCTCAGGTGACTGCTGTGCTTGGGTTAAGGATATTGTTCCTATTCCTCTTACTCAATTCATTATAAAAAAGAATGGATGGATAGCATATGAAGCTGATTACATTAATGATAGTTGTCATATAAGATTATCAAGAAGATTTGAGGAATACTCTGCCTACAAAGCTTCACATTATAATACAGTATGGCTAAGATACGTAAGAAGTGTTTCTGATTTACAGCACCTTCTCTTCGGTCTTGGAATTAATCACGAAATGGAGGTATAGGTATGTTAAGAGAAGATATTAGAGGAATCTGTCACAGACCCTGTATCTACAATGATAAAGATAAGTGTGATATGTTTGATGAGTTATCTGTTCCTGATGAAACAGAAGAGTGTGCAAATCAAATAGATGTTTAACGCCTTCGGGCATAAATAAATAGAATATGAATGCAACAGAAGCAAAGAGAAAGTTGTGTGAGTTGAGAAGTAGTCTTAGAGACAAAGAAGCAGACAAGGCTATTTGGATAGCCATTCGTGCTATTGATACTTGCACCGAGAATGGATTTATTGTAGAAGATTGATTAACTATCCGCAAGGATATAAATAAGATAGTGATATGCCAACAGGATTTACAGCACCAATATATGATGGCGAAGATATAACATTTGAGCAATTTGCAAATAGTTGCTTGCGTAACTTCGGTATCTACCTAAGATTTGAAGGAAAATATCCTAACCTTAGTAGATACGAAATTCCTGACAAGATATGTCCTAGTGATTACTATAAAAAGAAATACGAAGAGGCAAAAGCAGAGTACGAGAAGCATCTTGCAGTCCCTAAGACAAAGGAAAAACTTGAAGCTGAGTATCTTTCTTATGTTAATGATGTAATCAAGGGAAATGAGGATAGATTGAAAGAGAATGTAGCTCTCAAAAACAGATACAATGCAATGCTATCCAAAGTTAGAAGATGGACTCCACCATCCAAAGAATACGAGGGTGTTAAGGACTTTATGGAAAGTCAATTAATTGATAGTTTAGATTTTGATTGCAGCCAAGTTTATGTGGAGAATATCATCCCTAAAGATGAGTGGATTCAAAAACAAACTAATCGCACTGATTTAATAGAGTCTATGAAGTATAATTTGGAGCAATATAATAAATCTGTAGTTGCTGCCGAAAAGGATACCAAATGGCTCAAAGCATTTTCAGAAAGCATAAAGAAAGTAACAGAGTAATTAACTGTCCTTATAGGACATAAATACAAGTAATATGAAAAAGATTATTTTGGCAGCCTTGGTCGTTGCAAGTTTGTTCGCTTCTTGCTCTAGTGAGAAGACTTTTAAAAAGAAAGATGGCTCTACGATTACAGCAAAGCCTTATGGCTGGGCTAGTAAGGAAAACAAAGTAGAAGGTGTTAACTACGAGTTGAATGCTCCAGATGTTGTAGTATCTATCATCTTCGCCCCATCTGTTATCGCTCCAGTTTTGCTGACAGCTTACGATGTATGGGAACCAGTATCATATACTGAGCCATCTAAGTAATCAACCACCCTCTCCTGCAATAGGGAGAGGGTAAAAAGAAGAGAATATGGACTTAGTAATTACAATATTAGGTTGGATTGCATTAGGGGTTATATCTGCTTATCTGTTAGCAATAGTAGGTAAAATAATCTTTGATGCTGCAACCGCTGATTATAAGTTATACAAGCATGTAAGATTGTGTCGCAAGAGATTGCTAAGAAAGCGATATGAAGATTATGCTTGGCTATTACTCCAGTTAGAGAAAGATACGGAAATTTTAAATCTTACTCATAATACAAGAGATTGGACTTTTGAAGATTGGAGTGAATTTTATCTTAAAAAGGCAAAGGAGGATAAGCAATGAGTAAAGAAAAAGCGATAGTTCACATTAATAATGTTTCCAAGATGATTGGCTCAAAAAGAATAAAATTAAGTGAAGGCACTACAATTCATATTCAAAACGAGTTAGTCTTGGCACTTAAAGAGTTGGAGGATTAAGTATGAATCGTAAAGAAGCAATAGAGCTATTGCCGATAATTCAGGCATACGCAGAAGGAAAAGAAATTGAAATTTTTGATAAGACTATGAAAATGTGGAAAACTGCTATGCTGCCACATTTTGGCTGTGATCCAAAAAATTATCGCATCAAGCCAGTGGTAAAGTACCGCCCATTTAAGGACGCAGAAGAGTGCTGGCAGGAAATGCAAAAGCACCAGCCGTTTGGGTGGGTGAAGACTAAAGACAAAGGAATCAGATTGTGTATGAGTGGATTGAATCAAAAAAGTGCTTTTACACAAGTTGGTTATAAATATGATGAAGCCTTTGATGAATTCATCTTTGCCGATGGGCTTCCGTTTGGCGTAAAAGTGGAGGAATAGTTATGGCACTACCTAAAAATTATAGTATATGGCTTGCCGTTGATTATGATGGTATAGAAAAAGCTTTTTTGGAATAAACCAAAAAGATGTAATAAACATGGAGAGTGGTGGGGTGATAAGATGGTTCTTCCGCATGGAAGCGTTAAGAAGCTCATCGGAAGAGAATTGTCTTGGAGCGATGAGCCGGTAGAACTTAAAGAAGAATAGCTTATGTATAGACCGATTACAATGTATCAGATTGTTTGCGATAGATGCGGAGAAGTATTTGGAGGTACAGATACTTGCTCTGCACTATTCAGTAACAAAGAAGTTGATATTGGTGACTACTCTGATTGGGAAATGATAGATGGCAAACACTATTGTCCCGATTGTTATGAAGTAGAGGTCATTGATGGAGTGTATAATGTTAAAGCTAAATAGATATGAACATATTAGTTGATAAGACCGTACTATTCATTGATTTGGATGGTACTTTGATTAAAACGGCATCTGGGAAGACGTTTCCTGAAGATTGCACTGATTTCATTATCCGAAAAGAAGTTTTGGATAAAATTGCAAGAAGGATGCCAAATTTATTTTGGGTAGGTATTGTTACCAATCAAGGAGGGATACCTCAATTTGTCTCAAAACGAGACTTTGAGACAAAGTTTGAATGTATTATCCAGTTTGTTGGCTCATATTTAGGAAACAGAATACCTAAATTTTGTAGTATGAAAACGAGTGTATTTGTCTCTGGATTATACAGTGCTTCTACAGATAAAGATAACAAGAATAGAAAGCCAAATATAGAAATGTTAGAACATTTACAAGAATACTTTGGCGAGAATGATAAAAGCCAAATGATAATGATAGGCGACGCCAGTGGTAAACCTGGAGATTTCTCCGATTCAGATAAGAAATGTGCCGAGAATTTTGGTATTGATTATCTTGATGTAGAGGACTTTCTTAACAATAAAAGCGTATGAATATAGGAATTTTATATCTTTGTATGAGTTTTATCTACATCCTGCTTATTTGCTTGGATGGAGAAGATGTAAAACCGAAATGGAAACAATGGCTAGCTGACAAACTAGGCATCAAGCCAAAGATAGAGGTTAGATACATAAAGCCACAAGTCGTTAAGCTTCATTCAAGAGTTACAATGTCAAATTTTGAAATGCAATACTATTGCCGTGACAAATTTGGCATGGAGCAATTGAAGAGAAGAGCAATAGAAAGTGTGTATGATGAAATTCTTAAGGGAATGAAGGCAAATGGATTGGTTTCCATTTCGCAATATAAAGACATCTATACAAATAGCACAATTTATGAGGGGACATGTGAAATTTATAAAAACAAGTAGCTATGAAGAAGGAAATATTTGACTTCTCGGAGGCTCTGAGAAGAATGAAGGAAGGAAAGAAAGTGAGAAGGGTAATTTGGGAAGAATGTGGAGCTTATATCTATATTGTCTCTAAGACTATCATAGCTGTATGCGATGAAAAATTCTTTCCTTGTGTTTTCAAAGATTCTGAGGATATTCTCGCAACAGACTGGGAGGAGGTGTAAGGATGGAAAAGAAAGTATTGACCCTCACCGTCAGCAAGCGATGGTTTGAAATGATTGCTGACGGAAAAAAGGATGAAGAGTATCGGGAGATAAAGCCAAAAAGGAAGCAACGCAAGATGTATAAAGAAAGATGTTGTGGCAACTGTCATTGGTTTGGCAACGAAGACGTTTACGGCGTAGGATGGTGCAGCAATAACGAGCATGAATCATCTTGCGACCAAGTATGTGATGAACATGAATTTTAAAATTTAAATATCAAATGGAAAAGATTTTTAGACATTTCAAAGGAGGTTATTACAGATTTATTACTGAGGTCACTAATAGTGAAACTCAGGAGAAAGAAGTTGTTTATCAGGCTCTCTATGGGGAGCACAAGGTTTGGACTCGCCCTGCCGATATGTTCTACGGACAGGTAAATGTTGACGGCGTGGAGATTGATAGATTCACCGAAGTTGTTGGTGTGCCTGTTTTATTCAAAAAGACCAACGAGAACGCTATTATGCCATCCAAGGCGCATGACGATGATTTCTGCTATGACTGCTATGCGGTTTCAGAAGAAGAGATTGCGCCTAATGTATGGAAGTACGGCCTCGGATTTGCATTGCAGATTGAAAACCGCAACAAACCTGCCGACATTTCTAGGTGCTTCACGCTCCGCCCTCGCTCTTCTGTATGGAAGACTGGCATGGTTCTCAGTAACTCAGAAGCAACCATTTATGATGGTTTTGTTGGCGAGATTTCTGCTGTCTTCTATCACGTATTTCCAAAAATGCCGCGATATAAAGTTGGCGACAAAGTGGTACAATTTCATCTTGAAACAAGTGACAACATCATGCTTATCGAGACGGACAAATTAAACAAAACAGAACGTGGCGATAACGGCTACGGCTCTTCTGATAAAAAGTAATACATGAACATCACAGATGAACAGAAAACATATATAAAGGAACACCCTTACGAATCTCCTTACGCAATTGCCAAGAGCTTCGGTTGCGCAGTACAGACTGTTTACTGGTGGCTACATAGGCTGCATGGGGATTCGTTCAAGGACGAAAGAAAAGAGCAAAGAGAGAAGATCAGGGAATCTGTCCGTAAGCTGTATCCGGATTACTCTTCTTCCGAAATTTCCAAAGAGCTTGGAATAACAAAGTCATGTGTAACAAACATAGCAAAGTCACTTGGCGTTACTCATACCCAGGAAACGGAAGAAAGACTTCGGTTGAAATGTGCTCAGGCAATAGTAAGACCGGAGATAATAGCTAAACGTTCTGAATCTCTAAAAAAGACGCTGAGGCTTGACAGGTACAGAGCAACGAATGGAATAAAACAGAAGACACGACGCAAGTTCAAGACCATTCCGAGCAGATGTCTCTGTGCAAGGAACTATCTCTGCAATAAATACAACTACTTCTACGACAAAGATTACGGAGAGCTGCTTACCATATTCTACGACAGCGAAACCAAGATGCTGAGTGAAGATCAGCAGAAACACTACGAGACGAAGTATGGTATCAAGTTCCTCCAGGGAGCTGAAGAATAATTAATAATTTCTGTGCATTATTATATGTTTAGGGGTGGCTACACATCGCGTGCGGTCACCCCTTTTTGTTTATAAATCAATAACCAAATAAAAACATTAGAAAAAACTAAGAACGTTTGTGTAGCTTTAATTTCCAGTATATCCAACCTAAAAACGCGAGAATGCCTATAAAAAGGCAAACTGAAGCTATCTTACCTATATTCAAAAATGCCCTGTCAGTCCTTGATAGTTGCTTCTCGGCATATACTTTATCTTTCGATATTTTATTTATCACTGAGCTTAACGAGTCGCATTTCTTGTGATATAGAGACGTGCTGTCCTTGTATTCCTTGAGGCACGAAATGCTGTCCCTGAGTATCTGTACGTCTTCCTGAGATATCTCATGGTATTCATAGTGGAACCTGTCTTCGCCTACCTTGTTTCCATTTGAGTCGTATTTGGAAGCTGTGCTATCTTTTATGTGTGTCTTCTCTTTAGTGGTAGACTTTACAGACTCTTTATGCGATGCTCTGTATAATTCCAGCTCCTTGACAAGCCTTGCGTTAAAGAGTGAATCCCACTTAGCCTCGTTACGTTTATCAGTGATGTATGTCTGTTTTTCTATCACACGTTCTTTCGCCTTGCATCTACAGAACATTGATAGAATCAGCATTGCTACTGCAATGGCAATTACAACCCTTGTTATTTTATCAATCAGTTTCATAAGCTACTGAATTACAATTGTTACTTTTTCCTTTTTATCCCAAGCTGTCTTCATAGTCTGAATGAGCTTGCTAGTCCATAATCGAGAATCGCTAACCCATCCTTTCTTATCGTTTTTACCGATAAGAATACACCCCTCTGTGTCTTTTGCAGAGTTACCGGAATGAATACGGATACCATCGAACCCTGGCACATCCTTTAATAATGGAAGCATCTTCTTGAATCTGTTAGAGTAGGTATATACGCACTCATAGCTGCCGCGTGGTATTGCAGTCTGCCCATACACCTTTTTCTTCTTGATTTCTTCAAGCTGCATATCTTGGCGCAATCCTCTATCAGCATCTTCAAGAGTATTGCAGCCGAATAATTCACCGTTGACGTAAAGACGGCTGATAGTATAGCCATCCTTTTTCCAAGCTCTATCTATTGTAATTAACATGATTGATTTCCTTTCTGTTGTTTGTATGAGTTAAAAAATGATGATAGGAAAGGTATCCTCTCCAAAAAGTACAGTCCAAGGCAATAATGTAGAAAGTTCGCTACCATCCATGGTGGCGTACCTTTCTTGAATATCTCCATCATCTTTTGGGTGATATTCATGCCATAGAAGTAAATCACAACGTAGGTAATCATTGACACACATTGAATAGCTCCATCCATTTGCTCTTTCCATCTACCAATGGTATATACGGCTGCACATAGAACGAAGTATATCGTTGCGTGACCTACGCAAATAAGTGCCTTCTTGAGTTCGAATTTCTCACCTTTAGCTATCATACCACTAAGGTATCCAAACACAAAGTTGAGAAAGAAAACCAAAGCCAATGTCTTCAATTCTCCATCAATAGGCTTTAAGTAGGCTACGACCGCTATCACGACCCCTACTAATAATTCTCTTAATCTTTCTGCCATTTTCGTTATCCTGAATAATTAATAAAAATAAAGTTTCGGTCTCTTTCTGCAAAGATAGCAAAAAAAACCGAAACTTCATTCAGAATAACGAAAAACTTTAGACATTCAAGTCGTAATATGGAAGTCTGCCACTTTCCAGGAAGGAAATACATTCATCGAAAATCTTTTGCTCGTAGTTGTACGTGTTGATCTTCGGGAACCATTTCTTTATCTTTGCGTCGTTACGCTTTACCATTTCGCCCCAAAGAACGCACCAGTCTTCGAGATTGATGTTGTCGTTCTTGACCTCATGCCAATAGTCCTTGGCTACATCTTTAGTGTGAAGCTGGCCTATGAGACAAAGATGCATATCTGCCATCTCTTCGTTATAATGACACGCGCCAATCTCTCCCTGGACCTGCTTCATCACATCAAGCATTACGCTGTCATTCATTCCGACTTCACAACAATCTGCCATGATCGTAACACAGTTCTTGATAGCCTGCATATCATTGCTAGCTATAATGTCTTCGAATACCTTTTTCATAACCGTATATTTTTGATGTTACTTCAGAAAATACTCTCTGATGTTGTATACACCATCCTTGTCTTTCAACAAATCGAGTGCAAGGCTGTGGGCATACTTAACCAGATGTTCTGTATCAATGTCCTTAACATCTTCCTTGCCGAGTATCTTAGCAATTGTGCATCCGTGGTCGCTTACAACCTGATTCATCGCAACGTACAAAGCGTAATCGTTGTAATAAGGTTTCTCCTCTGTTGCAAGTCCGAGACCGGTCATAGCATTGATCCATGTCTGCATATCCCAGGTTACTGGTGGATTCATACCGTTTACAATCTCAGAAGCTTCCTTCTTCGTAAGATAGTTCTTCCACTTGATAGCGCAAAGCTTATCAAGATACTCTTGTGCCAACTCTGGGTGCTTGGATGCCATATCCTTCATCATGCGACGCATCGTATTACCGAATACGTGCATATACTTTACGTTGGTTGACGAAGCCATAATCCCATAAAGCTCATCAAACTTACTCATAATGTCTTTTGTTTCCATATCTTGTATATTTTTTAACCTATTATCAAATCTTTCAACTCTACAAAGTCCTCCTCTGTGAAGTTGATGCTTCGCTTGCTTCCAAAGAGGATAGCAGTAGCAATTCCATCTGGCAGGTCAATAGACACAACTCCTTTGTCGATATGTCCGTGTATAAAACCTACATCGAATTTGTAATCTTCCACGGATTTTAGCATCTGCATCATATCTTCAAATATCGTGTTGGCATCTATGTTGCCGTCTTCATCGGCGATGAATAGGGTAGCGTTGTCAATGCTCTTGCCCCAACTATCCTTGTGCTTGGCGATGATGTTGTGCGCCGCACGTTTCATGTACACTGATGGTATGGCGAGCATCTGGTTAGCCTTAACCATATCGTCTATTCTAGCATCTGCCCACAAATCAAGCGATGTAAGCAGTTTCTCTTTCAATTCTGTTACGTTCATTTCTTAGTTCCTCCCTTCTTTGTCCCTTGAACCATAGCGAGATACTCTTGCCACGTTTTATCACTATGATTTGTCATATAGTCGTTAAGCATAGCGGTTTTCTGCTCTTCCGCCTGTGCTACTTCTTTTCTCAGTCGTTGCATCAAAGACAAATGTTTCTTTAATGCCTCCTGTCCTTGCTGAGTGCTTTCGATACGAGGGCGTATGATGCGCAATTCCTCGTCTTGCACTAGCTTAGATACATATTGCAAGCTATTGACGTATTCCTGATTCTGCATCAAATACTGCCTTTGCGCCCCTGTAAGATTGTCCTCAATTTTGTCAATTTCATCCCAGAGTGGGGTTTGAGACTGCTGTGCTTGCATGTTGATGGATGCTCGCTTCTGCTGTATTGCCTCATACATCTTCTGTAGCTCAGCATCCATCATTTGCGGCTGCTGCTGACTTGTACCCATATCCAATAATGGGCTGTTTCCAAAATTCATCATAATCAATACAATATCTTTAAGTTGGTGATATATCATAGAGAGGTGAGAGGGCATCCACCAACGAGGGCAAACACCCCTCACCAACTCATTTTTTCTTAGTCTTTTTTACGGACTTTCTTGCTCTGTTACGCTCCTGTAGTGGGCGTGGAAGGAGCAGTGCTGTTACAGCAATAGCTGCCGTAGCCCGAAATTACTGGCGTAGATGGGAGTACCAACTGACCACGCAAGCAATTGCAGGTCTTCTCGTTAACGTAAGCCATCATAAGCTTCTCCTTGTAAGGAGTGAGGGCTTCCATAACGGCTACCTTCTTGTCGAGGTCGCTATACTTAGCCTGTAGTGCGTCATACTGGTCTCTCTGATTCTTGTACAAACCAAAGTCTGCATCAATCTGAGACTTGTAAAGACCGAACTCAGCCTGCATTGCACGGCGGTTCTCAGCGTTGATAGCATCGTTAGCACCCTTATACATAGAGAACTTCTCTGCGATGTCAGTTTCACGCATAGCGTAGAACTTGTTAGCTGTGTCGAGCTTCAAACCGAACATGTCGGTAAGCAGCTTAACCTCATCAGCGCATTCCTTCTCCATTACCTGCAAGGCAGTTGGCTGATTAGCATTCGCATTTGCGCCATAACCGTAAGCGTTGATGTTAACGTTCTCAGGCATATTGCCGCCGAGTGAACCAAACACACTGCGATTACCTCCAAATAACCAAGCACCAGCACCGAGTGCCGTGCCAATGATACCAAGGGTAAGACCAGCATTTCCTGTTGCCTTAGAAGCATAATCATCGTGCTTCTTTCCCTCTTCGTAGATTTTCTTCTCTACGACCTTTGCATCTGTCATTTCCATAATACAATCTTTTGAAATCCTTAATATTAACTAACACTATGTAATCGATTACGGATGCAAAGGTACAAAGAATAGGGTAGAGCAAATATAACTCTATCACACTTTCTTTTATTGCTTGATTATCAGTGATTTAAGGTGATAGGAGGTAATATCATAAATAACAAAAAAAAGAGAGGCAATCACTTACCTCTCTTGCTCTTAATGAAGTGCAGTATATCCCACTTCTTCCAATATCGGGTGTGCCCTCGCTTCTTGCACTCACCGTTCGGAATGTCGCCCCTTGCAACCATCCTGTTAAGGGTGGCATCTGAAACGTGCAGTTTCTCCTTGACTTCCTCGGTAGATAGCATCGGGTTGAGAGCATACGGCAGATAGTTCTCACAAAGGTCTTCTATCTCATCGCTACTCATTCCGCAAGCAGTTACCTTCTCCCCTCTCTTCTCTTGCTCGTCTGCTCGAAAACAAGAATCCGATAACGATTTTAATAACACTCCCAAGGTGTGATAACCAAATAACTTTCCCATATCATTATAATCTAGAGATTAAACTTTGACAGCCCTTGCCTGAGAAATACTTATCGGCAAAACCATATACATAAAATATAATGGTCATTACAAGTATTACAGCATTAGCTTCCACCATTTCGTTGGTGGTAAAAACATTCCAGTATACGATATGAATAGCATTTATCCCAAATAGGTAGATGATCATCGGAATACGCCATCTGTAGCAGAGCCAAAAGAATCTGCTCGCAATTATAAGTACAAGCGGATGGATGTAAACGGAAAAATAGATAAATGCTGCCGATACCCAATTCTCCTTAAACCATACGCACATTTCTTTTTCATGAGACGCAAATGTTACCATGCATGCAATATGAAAAAGCATGATAAACAGAGGCATCACTTCACAATAATACTTAAACCAAGTGAGTAGCTTTATGCTGTAGCCTCTACCTGCAAGGATAATGACGTTTATCATTTCGCTAACGTCCATGTCCTTAAACATTACTCTTGACAACTGTACAACACCGACTGATTGAACTAACCGATGGACTTCATCTTCTTCTTCTTTAGTCATAAGCTATTATATTTTAGTTGATTTAAAAGATTGATACCGCAAAGATACGCATTTTTAAAAGTAAGAAGTCGGCTTTAGGTTAATTTTTGTGTCAAACTTCATAAAAAGTAACAATCTGAAAGTAATAAGTCGCAAAAATAGCGTTAGAACGGCTTTCTTGCCAAATTCTAACGCTATTTCTATATCTACTTATCAGTGTTTATCCTATCACAACATCAAGGGTTTCCATATCAGCGAACTTCAAGCCGCAATCTTTCGCTGCCTTGAACAACTCCTTCTCGTCAACTGCCTCGATGGCTACCTCTACCTCCTTGTCGGCAAGTTCCTTGAAATACTTCTCGGTCTTCTGCTTCTGATTGAAGAAGTACTCATTGACCTCAGCGAACTTGGCTGAATCGTCCTTGGTGTATTCGTAGCCCTCATCGGCGTGCTTCTGCTCCAACTGCTGGCACTCCTGAAGCTTGCACTGCATCTCCTCGAACTTATCGTCCTTCAAGCTCTGCTGCGCTTCCTCCACATCCTTGTCGTAGGTATCGGCTACTTGGCGCAGTGCCTTCATATTCTTCCAAACTCGCATAGCGGCATCATCGCTCATAGATGATGTCTTCAATGCCTTCAATGTTCTGTAGGCTGCAACAGCCTCGATTGTCTTAATCTTTTTCATAATTGTTTCTTTTTTTTATGTTATACAATATTCTTCGTCAGATTACCATTCTTGATATTATTATAATTAAGATTGATATATTGGTAAGCTATGTATTCCACTAACTTCTCCAACAAATTTAAAATCAAATTCTTCATAATAACTATCATGTTCTCTTCTATCAGAATGTAAATTTAAAACTATATTCCAATTATTAATTTTATATTGAGGATAGTCTTCTATCTTATTTATAATAGGTATCTGTGTTGTAGTAAACCCACCATATTCTTTTTCTGCATCTTCTTTTGTAGCATAAGCAGTTAATATTACATTTTCTGTACTTACTTTTAAATAACGTTTTGGATCATAAGTATTTATATTAGTTGCTACAGGTACTGACAAATTATCTAGTTCAGTTTGACCAAATGAACCTATATTAGCTCGTAAACTTACTAATGAAGTAGTACCAAAATCTAACGTAAAACTAAATTCTATATATTTATCTGCTGATAAAATATATCCATTATTATCATCTATATAATAATGTCCTCCATAATATGTATTAACAGTAAAATTAGTAACTTTTACTTCTACTGTAGTATAGTATGTAGGTTTTTCTTTAGTACTTATAACAACTTTATTAAATAGAAAACCAGAAATATCTATAGTTTGTCCAGTAACATCATTATTTATATAGCAAGGTGTTACAGATGTATAAAAATAATCATCATCAACTCCACCAACAGGACATAATAGTCCTGCTATATAAATTTCATCATTAACTTCACTTTTAAAACCTAAACTACTACTACCATTATTACTACTAATGGATTGATTTTTAAAATTAACAATAAACTCACTATCAGGTATTTCATCATTATAACTAACAGAAGCATTATTTATAGGAACAGTACCTGAAAGATATTTCATACGTTTTTTGGTTTTATTATATATACATACAGCAGGATACCATTCTTCATTAAAAGCAGATAATAAAGCTAGTATATCTTCAAAAGATATAGTATTCTTTGAATTTATAGGTTCATATCCAAAATAAAATCTTAAATAATAAGTTTGGTCTAAATATATAGTATCTCGTATACCAGTAGAAAAACGTATAGGGTCTTGATAACTATAATCTTCAGTATTATAACCAATAAAATCACTAAGTCTATATGGAGATTGATTGGTTCCAAAAGGCATATTATAATTCCATACACCTTTAATACTTAATTCTTCAAACGAACTTACTATATTAATAGTGTATACTTGGTCATTTAAACTACTATTACCTAACCACCAACCTCTACTTGAAGAACTCCAACTTTGTTTATCTGAATTTAAAGTATCTGTAACAAAAGGTTTATTATAAAGATTGACAGGTTTATATTTAGAATAAGGATTTAAATTCACACTCTTACAAAGAGTAGCAAGGTCATTGCTACTCTCTCCAAGAGCTCGTTTAACATCATCAATGCTAACAGGAGCACTAATAATTCCAGTTTCACTATTGTAAGACATAATCTTTATTTTTTTAATATTCAACTTCAGTTTCTAATTCTGTTACAACTTCTTTAGTAACAACTCGCTCTACTGTTACATTGAACACTTTCGCAAGCTATAATATTAATCGTTTCATACGCTAATCTTTAGAACTTAAAACACTAGGCAAGGCAGCTCTATAAGAGCCACCCTGCGTTAATGCTCACGATACCTACTCTGCTGCCTCGCTTGCCATATTAGCGGCGATAGCGGAATTAACCTCCTCAATCAATGCTGATACCTCACCGAGCTTGCTCTGCGGAACACCGCTGATGTTGTAGGTCAGCTCGCTGCCGTTGGAGCTTGCGTTGGCATTGCCGAGATAGTTACCATTTGCGTCACCATAGATACTCATATTGATGCTCTCGATGTTGCCACCAGTCTTGTCAACATTGTAGGTGATTTCTACTCGATAGCCACCCTTGGTGTAAGTGGCGGTTGTCTGTTCACTCTTCTTGTTAATCTTTAAATTCTCCATTTTCTAATCTAATTTAATGAATTAATATTCTTGTTATCTAATCTCTTCTTGTTGCAGTCTTCCTTATCTCCACTCAATCGCTGAACCTCTGATTCAAGGAAGACCACCCGAGCCTTCAACCTGCTGACCTCATCGCCCACCTGCTCGATAGCACCGAATGCCGTTGCAATCAGCTTCGGAGACCAGTAGTTGATTTTGTAGTAGCCCTTCTCGTCAGTCTCCACGATGTCCTTTAACTGAGGGTTGTGCAAGACGTGTTGGGCAATCCAGCCGATAGACCTTGTGTTGTCCTTCTTCCAAGCAAAGCTGAACGTGCCACCCATTGCCTTGATGATACCCAAGTAGTCCAGCTTCCGCAAATCCTGCTTCAAGCGGATGTCAGAAGATTGATAAGCTGTAACTCCACCTTTAGCAAGAATGCTATTAGGGAAGTAAGTATTCATATAAGCATCATAATCATATATATGACCAGTAGTACTAATTGTATATCTGTCAGTATTACGAGCATATTTAGTTAAAGCTAAAGCTCTAATTTTAGCAACAATACCATTACGTAAATTAGTATTATTACTAGGATGACTAAATACAAATCTTACATAACGATGTGAATCATTACCAACATCTGCATCTATTTGACCAACACAAATATCACATTTATGTGACCGTCCATACATTATTTTAGAAACACGTTCTGTATAAACACCATTACTATTTCCATAATATACCTGACATTTTATATTAACTCCGTTATTTACATCAACACTTATCCAACAAAGTTCTTGATATATTTCAGCAGGAATTTTAACAGTAACCCTAAGTTGATTTTTCTTTATTTGAACAAGTTTATCAGCATCAGTATTACCAATAATATTATTAAGTCCTAAATAATAATTATTTGCGTTAACATTATCGTTTACAAGATTAAATACATTTTCAGGACTTCCAGGATACGCATTCCAAGTAGCACCATTATCCATCGAATATTCTACTTGTATATTTCCCATAGGAATACCATTAAACATATTAGTAACATTAGCTGCAATACTACCATCCCAATTATTTAAACTAGTACCAAAAGCATTTACATCAGCAGTAGTAGCTTTTATAGCTTTAGCTGTTAATAAGCTGTTAATAGTAGTAGAACCATTAATACGAGTATCACCATTAATAGTAATACTACCACAACTAATAGCATTATTTACATTAAGAGACTTAAAACTAGCATTACCGCTTTGTGATATTTGCCAATAAGTACTACCTGCTTGACTACATATATCTTGAACTTTCACCCAATTAGTATTATTACCATTACCTAAATATAAATCACCACCACTACCTCCAATTCTAACTCCACTATCAGGAGTTATAGTTGTAATACCTGGAAATTTAAGTGTACCATTACGTTGTGCACTATTAGCCTCAAACACAGAACCATCAGCTATACCAAGATAAATAGTTTTATTAGAATGAGTATATTTAAGTCCAGCCCATTGATTCCAATCCCAAGCAGTTTCACCAAAACGAATAGCCGCACCTGTGTTGAAAATAACTTGCGCATCAATGGCACTAATAGGAGTTAACTTGTTGCCAATCTTAAGCGCACCATTCTGCAAGGTGGTACTGATGGTGTTGCTTGCGCTGATGGTGGTCGCACCGCTCAAAGCACCGCTCACGTTAGCCGTTCCGTTGAACGACTGTCCCCAGATGGTTCTTGCCGTTACAAGTTGGTCTGCTTGATTCACGATGCCAATTCTCGTAGCACCATCAAGCAAGGTGTAAGGGCTATCCCCTGTGGTTGCTGGCAAGCTTTGAGCCGCAGAGAACGATATATTTGTCACCAAAGTTCCTTGGCTTGTGAAATCGGCAGACGTGCGTCCTGTCTTCTTGATGATTGTGTAAGACAGACTTCCATATTGACGTTGGCAATTTCCCCAAAGTTGAACATTGCCAGTTGCATTGTTGTAGTACACACGCAACCTTGAAGACATGTTTCCAACCAACTCACGCAAGGATATGATAAAGTTGTATGCCCCAGAGTCCTTCGCTCCATTCTGACGGATTCTCAACACGACAACCGAAAAGGTATCGTTATATCCGTTGGAGAAGAGGAACGTGAAATTTCTATCATCATATTGGTTGCCTGTGACGGTAATGTCAAACAACTTCGCCCAATAGTGGGAAAGGCTTGCGGTGTTGCTGTTTACCGCTCCCGACCATACGATGTTGTTTTTGTGCCAACCATCGAGCAAATCCGCATTGAGGTTTGTCCATTGTGCGGTAGTCGAAGCTATGTGATTCGAGCCGTTGTAACCGAATTGCATACCTCCCTTGCCGAACTTCACCATTCCTGCGTTGTTGTTGCCAACGCCCATCAAGCCGATAGTGTTGCCAATGTTACAATCACCTATGTAGCAATCATCGCCAATGCGCAATCCATTGTAAGCACCATTCAATGCGCTTGCCACAATCTTAAGCTGACCTGTGAGCGTTCCACCTGTCAAAGGCAAGTACTTTGCGGCGATGGCATCCACCTGTGACTTCGTATAAGCATCCGTAATGCCAAATCCCGACAAAGTGGTTGGCTTGTTGGTGATATAGCTCCACGCAAGGTTTCCTTGGAACGCCGTGAGTGCCTTGATGTGTGGAGCGATGAAGTAAGCATCGCCTTGGTTCGTAACGAAAGAAAGGCTTACACCTGCTCCTATAGTGTCATGGTCAGTATAAACCAATGCAGCCGATTGAACGCCACTTGCATCAGGGTTATCGCTAGTTGAGAAAACCAATTGCGGACCGCCATCGCCATAGGACAGCTTTCCAGCCGACTTGATGTAGTTTGCATCGTTGCCATAGGTAGTTCCATAAATCACCAAGCGATTCTGCTCTGCCTTGTAACTTGTGTTGACGGTGACACTAGCCTTTGACAACTTCAAGATGTTGTCTATCTTGGTGATTCCTGTCAAGGCTTGCTCGGCACTGCTGCCCTGCACCTGTGTCGTTCCCACATAATGAGTATGGTTAGACAAGCTGAAAGAACTACCCTTCGTCAAGGTCAAGGTATGCCCACTGATAGATGCGGTTGTTATCGCATTCCCAGAACCTGTTACGCTAACGGCATTCACACCGTCTGTGATACCATATCCGCTGAGACTTGTTGGCTTAGAGGTCAAACTTGCAAAAGTATGTGTATGCCCATTGAGCGAGAATGTAGAGCCTTTTGTGAAGGTGATGGTCTTGCCGCTCTTTGTAACGGCAGTAACGGCATTTCCACTTCCGCTAACTGCTATCGCATTCACGTAACCATCGAGCGATTGGTGTGCGGTAAGGTAGTTTCCCTTCGGTTGATACAAGCTGGCAGCGTCAGTCTTAGTAAGGTAGCTCGCAAGGCTCTGATGTGAAGTCAAGAACGTTGTTCCCTTTGTCACGATGATAGTCGTTCCACTCTTACTGATGGCTGTCACTGCGTTTCCACTACCGCTAACACTAACGTTCATAGCCGAGCCTCCTTCTAGGCTGGAGATACGAGAATCAAGAGCCTTGATGGAGTAGGCAGAGGCAATCTCACTCAGCGATTCTGATGTAAGCTTCAAGGCATTTGAATAACTCTTCACACTGCCGTTCAAGCCGCCACCACCGCCCGTGGTAGATGCTCCTGCTCCGTATGCCGTGATACCACCTGTGGCATAGAGATTACCATCAATCTTGATAGCCTTGTTTGTGGAATCATACGTGAGCTTAATGCCATGGAAGGAGATTGTGCCCTCGAATGTAGCATCGCCCGATACGCCAAGTTTAGAGAATGGAGCGTTTGGCTTCAAAGACACAAGGTCAGCAACGCTCGTTCCTGCACTTCCTTCCTTCCAAGTCGGCTCGAAGAAGGTGAGGTATGCGCCAAGATTCTTCTCACTGATGATAAACGATGTCGGGTCTGCGTGAACCTTTCCGCTCACATCCCACCAGATAGCACCATTGGCAAGATAACCCGAGCCATCGAAGCGGATGAGGGAGGTTGCAGGGGTAAGATTTCCGCTATTATAGTCCTTATCCACCATCTGACCGCCCCACCATGTTGCGATACTCTTCTTTCCTCTATTCGGGTCTATTGCTCCGTTGATACCGCTCTGAACGTTTCCGTCTCCGTCTCTCAGCGCAAGGAGCGTTGTCATTACAAGACCACCGTCAACATATGTAGTCTGACCGAGCGCATCCTTGAGATACTTGTAACCTGCGAGGTCTGTGATATTCTGCTTCAAGTCACCATATATCTTGCTAGTGATATAGGCATTAGCCAAACCAAGTTTGTCATAGAATGCGCTGTATGCGGACTGAAAGTTGGTGAACTTCGTTCCCACGGCAGAGACGATAGCAGCCTTGCCGTTAGTATCAGCCTTATTGTAATTTGTAGATATATCTGAGAGATACGTAACGAGTTCCGTCTTGGCAGTAGAGAGAGTAGTGAAAGCAGTATTAAGGTCGGTGAGTTCTTTTGTACTCTTTAACACCTCTGCTCCCTTCACTTCATTGTACGACTTCTCGGCAGCTGCGAAAGCATCTTCAAGTCGCTTGGAATCCTGCGCCATTGCAGCAATCTCAGAAGGCTCTAGGTAGCCATCTTTGACGTAGCTGTCGAACGTCTTTTTGTTTTCGGTAACAGTCGTTCCGAGGGCGTTCAAGTTGCTCTGTGTCGTCTTAATCTCTTCTTGCGCCTTCTCAGCAGCTTTCTTGGCTTCCTCTGCCTTCGTGTCATCGGTATACTTGCTAGCCAATTTCCAATCGGCAATATCGAACTTTTCGCCTTCTGCCTTGGCGGTGGAACACTTCAAGATTTCGTTCTTGTAAGTGCTACCATCGTTCGGATAGGTTGCGTTCACCCACATATCGTTCACATCGTATGGTGGAACTGGCTGAGAGCCGAAGATGCGTCTCTTGGTGTTGGCGGTAGCTTGCGCTCCATTAGCCTTCTTATCCGCAGCGGCTGCATCTTTGAGTGCTTGGCTTGAATCTTTGAGTGCCTTGGTCAGCTCCGTATCTGTGATGATAATCCACTCATAGGTAGAGCCATCCTTGGCAAAGCGGTATGCCTTGCCCGTCTTGTTGTCGTAGTAAAGGTCGCCAAGATGGGTTTCTTTATCCTTATCGGTCTTCCAACTGATGGCTGGAGCATTCTTCAAAGTAGGAACGCCGTCATAGAACCAAGTCTCAATAGCTCCGTCTATCTGGTTTTGAAGGTCGATAATCGTCTGCGATTTCTTGATAATGGTCTCAACGGCATTCTTATCCAAGCTCTTCTCGGTGATGTACTTATCCAAGGTCTTTCCATCGTAGGTGGACTTAATATCCAAGTCTCCCTTGATGGTAACTTTCTTCGTCTCGCTATCAAACTTGACATAGGATTCACCCTCGTAGTTATTGGCACTAGTAGGTCGGTCTCCGAAGTACATATCTCCGTAGACATGGAAGAAAGCCTTGTTCGTGGAATGGTTCACGCCATAGTCCACATACTCCTTGTTATTAAAGGTGTAGCCGTCAACTCCGTGATAGAGCGTTATGCAAGGGGAATAGGTGTCAACGGCAGAGAATACCAAGCAACTTTGCCTTGTGATGTCCGTTCTATTACCGCACTGATTCAGAATGTCATCAAGCATAGGCTCATCGCTGGCTGCGTCCTTGTCGATGTCCGATAAATCCACATAATGATATTTCTTGCCATCTATCTCCACTGCCTCGGAAGACACACCGATGACTAGCCTCCAATAGTAATGGTTGCCTACGTTATGATACTTTCCTGCCGTAAGATTGAAGCTCTTGCTCCTTGCTTGGTCTCCAACCTTCCATTTATTCTCCACCTTTGAGCCATCTTGCTCACCAAGGAAGTAGCATCTGTAAGCCTTCTGACTAACACCATCATAGGTAATATTCACCTCCTCAACCTTCAATATTCGGTTACTGCCTACTGGGGTAATGAACAATTCACCACCCAATGTGTCTGTATGCAATATTTCCAAGGTCTCGAAGATTGCTTTCATTCGGACTTGTAGATAATCTGTGGTTAGATGGGTGTTATCTAGTTCGTCAAGAGTCCAATCCCCGTTCGCTCCGACCTTCACTCCCTGCAAGAACTTCTGTACCTTTTCCCAGGTAACTGTACCTTTTGCGGTGTCGTCGGTTATCTTTGAGATAAAGTGCTTACTTCCTTCTGTTGCAATCTGGCCCTTGACTTGTGTAGTTGTCAAGCCTGCACCAGTTCCTCCATTTCCGCTTTGGAGCGACGAAATCTGCTGCTGAATCTTCTGGATAGTACCAACCTCTTTATCCTCACGAAGAGTTATGTCGTATGTCGGTATCTTGCCATCTTCTTCCTTGATCGTGAGCTGGTCGATAGAGATGATTCCTTCGATATTGAGGTCTGTATCATTGAAGTTTATCAGGTCGCCGGCCTTAAGCGTATCGTGGAGGCTCTTGATAACTCCGGTATCGTCTGCCTCCGCTTGGTCGTGCTGCCTTGCCATGAAAATCTCATCTACCTTAGGCTGATATACATACCTTGTATAGTCATTCTTATCAAGGAGCGCTATGGCGTATTTTAGAAGCTTCAGTGATGCAGCATTGACATACGAATCAGGGAGGGTGATGCCGGTAAGGACGAAATGGTCGCCTTTCTTGATAGGGTAATCCTTGTATGGGAACCACAGCTCAAGAGCATCATCCTTGACTCTCTCAATAGTAAGCCTCCATCTTCCATCTACCTTGGTAGAGGATGCCACCTTGAATGTTCGTCCGCCACACATACCATCCTTCATCGAGATGGAGAAGTCGTCATCCTTTAAGTCGTTGATATCAAAGTCGATAGCCTTTTTAAGATAGATATCAACATTCTTTACGGTTTCATTATCGCCAAATCTTCCGTCATCATCAGGAGCCACACCCTCACCAATCTCATCAACACGTACGCCACCGATTTCCATCTCCTCGATAGTAGGGTAGATTTCTACGACTCCATTCGTCTTATCATCGGTATCAAAGAACTGCGATGCCGAACGAAGACCAATCTGATCGATGTTGATGGAATCGATGTATGGTCTATGCGGGTCAGTAGAGAATCTGTGTTGTTTCCCGGTAGGGTTCACGTACTTCTTCTCCTGTTCAGTAAGCGAGTCATAGAAATCACTCAGAGATACATGAGGGAATCCAGGCAACATAAGTCTGTTGATGGACATATTGTTCGGGAGATTCTCTGCATATTCCTTCATGGACGAAGGAACATTTTTCTTGTTGAGACCAGACGTGATATACATCTTTGTATTTCCGGCATTGACCTGCGCAATAAACGCATCAAGCTTCTCCTTTGATACCTCATCTCCGGTGTCAGTCTGTGTTCCCTTCAGCTCAGAATAGAATCTACATTTTTTAGAGTCGTATGCCTGTGTTACATAACCGGTAATGATAGTCTGGAAATCGAATGTTACCTGAAGAACCCAACCGAAAGACTGCTCTTGGGATTCACCGTATTTTCTCTTATTCTTGAAATACGTCTCGACATAATCGATATCGATATTCAGGTCTACGTATGTTGTTGCAGTAACCACCTTCGTGATATTCGCCACGTACTTGACACCGAGGTCCGCATAGTAGTGGGAAGGAAGATTCTTCTCGGAACCATAAGCTCTCAATCTCGTAACAACACTCTGCTCGGAATCAGCGTTCTGAACAATCTCATAGAGTCCATTGCCGAGTCCGTACTTGAAGATATGGTTTGCCTGTATTCCGGTAGTACCGACATAGATATTTCTTCCTCTGACGATGAAGTTTATGTCCCACTTCTCGTTCACAAGCGCAAGGGCCTGCCAACAGGTCTGTGAATCCACTGTGATAGACATTGATTCAATGACGTTATCGTTTGTCCCTTCGCCATACATTGACTGCCAGTCGCTAACGAGGCATCCACGCTGCACGGAACGCTCCTTGCTTCTGGAGTAAATCTTCCAAAGACCTGTACCAATCTGATCGTCAAGGTTCGCCTGGATCCTGTCGAGCAAATCATCCAGAGTCTGTACGTAGAATGGAAATTTCGGTAGGGTTGTGTAGTGGAGCTCATTATCATTTAATACCACGTCGAGGAACTCAGCCCTAGAAAGCTCATCTTGCAATGCATTGAACTTTACGCTGTCATATACGAATCCCTCTCCATATGTGTCGGGTCTGGCCTGCTTATCCTTGCCCGGCTCGTAGTTGAGCTCAAACCGCTCGCCACGATAGACAATATAGTCGCCTATCTGAAAGTTGATAGGCACTTCATGCTTGAAATTGATAGTCACGAAGCACTCACCCATCCAAGAATCGGAGTATTCCAATCCATGAACGGTTATCTGCTCTCCGTTAACGTCTGTCAGCTTCGAGCCATCCTTATGATAAATATTCCAAGTACTCATGTGTCTTTATCCTAAATTTGAAATACTGCCCTGTGCGTCCATGATTGGCTTTATGTCAGTAACAGGGTCGTTAAACTTGAAAGTGATAGAGAGAACTAGCAAGTCCTCGTTATCCGGATCTCTATATAGGTTTGGATCAATATCCTTAAGTCTTACATGCTGTCTTCCGATTCTATTGAAGCCGCAATACATCTTCATCATGCCTGACTTGCGGATGTAATCAATAAAAGCCTTGCATTTCTCGTTAGCGCCGAAAGCCTCGCCGTGGAACATAAACTTAACCTTATTCTCGTAGGCCGCCATATAGAGACCATCCTTTCCGATATACTCGTCGTCACCATGCTCGTCGTGCCACTCCCTTTTTGCAGGTTCCTTGACAGAATCGCATGGCTTGAACGGATTCTCGCTAACATACATACCGAAGTCGGCGATGGAGTCCTTTACCTCGTTCCCATCGCCTTCCTTCTGCATGTATATCCTGAAATAATCCTTCATACCTAAAATCAACTTTTTATAATTGCAAATATACAAAATAATGCATAAACATGCAAGAATATATGCATAAATATGCGTTAATTGAACTTAAAATCGTGTCTATCCCTGATATTGACTGGTCCGGTAGCTTTCACGACTGTTCCTCCGTATTGGTAGACGAAGCACTTTGCGGTATCTTCGCATTCAACATGAAGCTCCGCACCATCTAACAGATTGACAAACACCCTGGAGAATCCCTTAACCTTCAGGTAAAGTGAAGAGTTGTGCCTTACGTATATCTCTCCACTGTCCATCCAGTCATAGTTGATGTTTGCTACACACTCTCCATTGAGGATGACAATCTTTGGGTTTTGCAGGTCAACGTTCTCGTCAACATACACACCATGATCATGAATGACATCACCAAAGTACTTCTTCATATCCTTGGTCGAAGGCCAATTCTTTCCGATACAGAAGTCAATACCCTTAACAAACTTCTCGACCATCTCATGCTTGGATGAGTTGTCGTGCCACTCGGCGGTCCACTGAGCGCAAAGACCCAGTGAAACCGCCTCGTTCTTCATTCTGTCTGATAAATTTCTTTTTTCAAACATAATTATTTCATTTTTAAAGATTTCGTACCATTGATAACTCTGTTGAAGTTATCGTTATACTCAATGAAAATTTTCTCGATTCTCTCTGCTGCATCTGCATTACGCAAGGTATTCCGAGCAATAAGGTTGAGCTGCGTGAGCTGAGATTTTGAAATCTCGCTCATCTCAGGAAGGAACTTGCCCTGCATTTCCCTAATTACAGAGACATCAAGTCTAATCGCGTTAAGATAGGATGCAAAAAGATCACCTGTCTCCTCGGTAATGCCTTTTATCGAGTTGGTCAAAGAGGAACTTCCGTTTTCTCTCAAATCAAGTCCCTTTTCCTTTAGAGCATCGAAGATACCGGTTAACTGAGGAACTACATTTTCGCCAACTTGGTAGAGCTTGTCAGCAAAATCGTCCATGTCGGTCTCATCAAGTTTACCCTTTTCATCAAGGATACCTGTAAGCCATTCGAGAGGTTTTTCAAGTGCTTTCTCCATGATTTTCTGAGATACAATATTCTTCGTAACTTCGCGAACCATTTCCTTGACCTTATTCTTGTAAGCCTCAACTGCATCCTCGCCTTTAGCCCATGCGCTTACGACAGTATCTGTAAGAGTACTTGCCCAGCTCTTCATATCAATAGAGTAAACGTCTTTCAGAAAGTCCTGAGCGAACGTCTTAATCTGCAACTGCATCTCCTTGATTTGCTGGTCGTAGTCAGCAATCTTATCCTTATCCGTCTTTTTCTTATCCTCCTCAGCTTGTCTCTGCTTTCTCAACTCGTCTTCCTGAGCGTGGAGTATGGCGAGCTGATCTGCGTATGCGGAAGGATTCGTCTCTGTCTTCATCACAGCATCATAGGTCTCCTTGCTGTAGCGACTGAAGTTGTGACCTCCAAAGAAATTCTTTCCAATATCGGTCTTGGAAAAAGCATCCCAAGCCTTATAGTCATTCTTGACATCTTTAAGCTTATTTGCTGTATCAGAAGACCTTTCATAAGAATAGATTCCACCGAGCGTCTTTTCGATGGCAGAATTGATGTTTGAGGATAGGTTCTTCAGTTCATTCAGCTGTCTCTCTGCGAGCTTTATCTGTCTGTCGAGCTTTGCGTCGTGAGCCTTAGCGAAGGCCTTGATAGGAGAGGTAAATATGCCAGTGACACCGGCAAGGATTCCACCAACGTTGCCGGACTCCGCGCTTGTTACCACCTTTGACAGTGAACTTGACATGCCGGAGAATGTCTCGAAGAACGCAGAAGCGTCCTGCCATCCATCAGACTCAGTGTCAGCTCCGAGAAGGGAAGCAGTCTCTTTGATGTCATTGAATGCTTCACTCATTCCCTGGACATTCTGGTCGATAATACTTACTACGTTAGCAAACTTATCAAGAGACTCCTTTGCTTTTGTTCCATCCTTAAACAGAATCTCAGCAGCTTTCATCATAGCCTTTCCGCTGGCAATCATGCTGTCACCACGCTTGATGAAGTTTTCGTCTCCCATTTTGAGACCAAGTTCACGAACCTTCTTTCCTTCAGCAATTTTACTTGCTGCGATGGTCATCTGCTCGCTGGCATCAGAAATCTTCTGCTCAGCCATTCCCTTTAGGCCTCCATTGAGGAAAGTCTTCTTTGGACTCGTCAGCTTCGATAGCTGCTCATCTAGCTGCTTGATTTCCTTGGCGTACTCTCTAGCATCAATGGCTCCGCTTTGTAGAGCCTCATTGATATTCTGCCTGATTCTTGCTCCGATAGTCTGAGCCTTATCCATACCGAGAGACACGATGGCTCCGTAGAAGTTGAGATAATCAGAAGAGTTCTTGAACTTGTCAAGTTTAACCTGACCAATCTCCTTGTCTCTCTGAATCTCGTACCTTGCCTTAATACCAGGATCATTCGTCTTACTGATAAGTTCGTTGTATCTCTCCCTTATCTTTAAGATTTTATCCTCATAATCTTCTGTCTTCTCGATGATATCGGCGGCATCTTGCAAAGACTTAACATAATTACCACGGAGGAGTTCTGTAATCTTTTTCCACTCTTCGTACTGATTTGGTAGCTTAAGCTTTTCCTTAGCTTCTCCGTCAGTCATGCTGAGAGAATCCTGAAGATTGAATATCTCATGGTAGTGAGCGTAATACTCGTCCATAAGAGATTGTACCTTGTCATCCATCTGGAATGCGTCAACCCATGCCGACTCAGCAAAGAATTTGCTACCAGTTTTTTCAAGAAGACTCTTATACAAATCCCATCGCTCAGACAGTTTGTTCATAGACTCGCTGAAATCAGCCGCCTTCTTTTCATACTCCTTTTTATCCTTCTCATCGAAGAGCCACTCTGCGACCTCGCGATAGATGGATGTCTGGAACTTCTTTCTCTCTGTGGTATTTATGCTGAATCCTTCAAGGAGAGAATGAACAGCCTTCTGATAGTCGTCAAGATTAAGACCGGTAACCTCTGGGAAGAGATTGTAAGTCTTCTTCTTTGCCTCTTCGTTCGGCATGATGCTCTTGTACTTCTGGTACATCTGTCTTGCAGACTTAAGACTGCTTAGACGCTCCTGTAAACGCTTGAGCTCAGCGTCTTCTTCGCGACCATTCTTGTTTTTGTCTTTTCCAAAGTTACCTGTAACCTTGTTCTTCCCAAGGTTGTCAGAGATGTAACCTACATCGGCAATAGCTTTCCATAAGTCATACTTATGTTTAGCATTCTTGTACTCAGAAGAATTCTTGCTTACTTTTCCATTGACTATCGTGTCAAGCTCATTTCTTGCAGCTTTGAGCTCCTTACGAATATTCTCGCCTGTAGTCTCGAACGACTGGTCTTGCACTTGTCTTAACGCATTATCAACCTCTCTCGTCCAAAACTTACCTTTCTTTTTGTTTCCAGTGAAAGTTCCGTTCTTGTGAAGTCTTTGTCTTATGATCTCAGAGAAAGGTGTGTTTACGCCAGAGTTGTACGAAGGCTTTCCTTTCTTTCCGTTACCACTGTCGCCAGGCCAAAAGTCCATATCCATGAGCTTACTGATAGCCGAATGAAAATAATACAAGATGGTTTTACTTGTAATATTTGCCTTCTGTGCCATCTTATCCATCATACTGGAGAATATCTCAGGGTTTCGTTTTGCCCACGTTCGGAATTGATCTTGAGACAATCCGAGCTGTTTTCTGACGGACTCAAGTCCTCTCGGCACGTCGTCATACATTATTTCGGACACATCATCGCTAGAATCCTTCGCTCTTTCCGCAAGTTCCTTTAACCAGTTTTCTGTCTCCTTGCTTCCATTTGCAAACTTGTCGACAAATTTTTCCCAATCATCTCCGCCAATAGCCGCAAGCATCCTAATCTGCTCAGTAAGGGGCAGGCCCTTGATTTGGTTTGCTAGCTCTTCGTTGTTTTCCATCAAAGACCGGATAAAATCCTCCATTTTTGCCTTTGTATTAGAGTCGAGCTCGTCGAACATCACCTGGAACTTAGACAGAGATTCTTGTGCTTGCTCCACATTCTTTGCAATATCATCGTTCGTGAGTCCATTCAACCACTGTAACCATTGTGGAGTATCAGCTCCAATCATATCGAATAGGTTGTCGCTAACAAGACCTGTTGCTGAAGTTGCGTTATTCGTTATAACTCCATATTTATCAGCTAAGCCATCATTTGCTTTTTTCGCATCCTCAATTTTTTCTTTGAGTATGTCGTATTGTTTTGACAGGCTTCCTGCGCTTTCAACCTGCTGCTTGATAGAATCCGTGTAGTCATCTGAACTTTTCAGAATCTCCTTCATCGAGTCAACTTGCGAAGAAAGGTTGGACGCGTCTTTTGGGCCTAATCCAGACAGAAAATCTCCGTAACTTTTGGATTTCTGCTTAGCTCCGTCAATCAACGTCTTTTCTTCTTCCTTTACTCGACTTGACCATTGATTGTACCCCATCAACAATGAAGTGATAGCCGTAATGCCTATCCCCCACCAGCCACCGATGGCGTTGAAAAATCCTCCAATCTTTGAAGTTGTCATGCTCCAAACGGCAGACATTCTGCCTCCATTCAAGATGATTTGCTCTTGTTTGGCGGTTATTTGTCCCATCAATGCGAGCTGCCTAATTATCTCCTTTGAAACCAAGCCTTCCTTGACTGCTCGTTGCATCTGCAATACGGACATTCTTCCTTCGAGTGCAGCCCTATTGTAGCTCGCGACAAGCGATTGCTTTTCCGATAGAATAGCAGCTTTCTTGAATACATTCTGCTGGGCAATCTTCTGCGTAATCTCTCCTTCCACAACAAGTTGCTGCTGTTCGATAGCATAAGACTTTAACTGGGCATTCATCTGCTGAGTATAACTCTTAGCAAGTGATCCAATACCCATCTTAGAATAAGCCATACCGCCGAGCTTCCTTGCAGCAAACACCGCTCCGAATGAAAGAAGGGCAGGAGACAGCTTGTCCAAAGCTAACACAAGGTCGGTTACTCTATTTATGATGAACGAGAAAGTACCTCCGACGATATTCTTGCCTTCTGCGAACTTTCCTAGCATAATATCCCAGGCATCAATGAGCTTGTTCCAGCGACCAAGTAATGTCTCTGATAAGACGAACTGCATATTGTAGAACTGACCGCCTTCATCCGTCATCTTCCAAAGCACTTTCTGGACATCCTCAAAGCTTACTTGTCTAGCAGTAATCATCTTCTTGACATCTGCCTGGGTATAATTGTTCCTTCCGTTCTTTCCTTCTGAATTGTAAAGCTCCGTAATTCTCTGTAAGAGTGGAAGTCCAGCGTAAGCAAACTGGCGTAATTCCTTACCGTCAAGCCAAGAACGGGCCTTAACCTGACCATAAGCCAATCCAAGTCTCTCGAAAGACACACCAAGACCAGATGCGATATCAGCGAGACGCTTTGTGGTATCATACAAGTCATTCGCCTCAACTCCAAATGCAGCCAGCTGCTTGACATCTCGGTTCAGCTCTCCAAACTTGAATGGAGACTGCAATGCAAGCTGCTGAGTCTGAGCGAAGAGCTCATCAGCCTTCTGTACATCACCGAGGATAGAACGCAACGCTACATGCTGCTGAACAATCTCGCCGCCAGTCTGTACGATTGAATTAAAGAATTGCTGCGCGCCAAAGACAATACCTCCCTGTAAGAAGAGAGACTTGATGTCTCCGACTATGGATTGCATCTTCTTCGCTTCAGCGTTTGCTCCGGCGAATGCTGCTGCAAGGTCGTTTCGTGCCCTTGCAGCAGACTGAACAATTTCCTGCTGACGCTTCTGTTCAAGCTCGATACCTTTCTGAACCTCTTGGTTTATTGCCTTTTGGTCTTGAAGTATCCTCGATGCTAAAGTGGTATCGTGTCCACTACCAATGTTGCCAAGCATACCTAGGCCTTCTCTCCAATTCTCCGAATTGAGCCTGTCTTTGATGGTTCTAAGATTTCTCATTAAAGAAAGGAGCCTGCTAATCTCAGCTTCCGCTTTACTAACATCTGCTCCGACAGAAATTCCTCGGCTGTATTCAGAGCGAAGCTGGCGAACCTTATTGCCGAGAGAATCATACCGACGCTCCGTGTTCTTCAAATCATTCTGGCGTTGCCTCTCTGCCTCTTTTGCCTCGCGTGCTGCGTCCTTTATAACCTTTGCATAAGTATTTGCTTTATCTATAGCATTAAGATACCCGGAACTCTTTACGAGATCAGTTGCTGTGAGTCCTGTGATAGGATGAATACCTCTGTTATTCCTGATCTGTTCTAACTCAGTTCTGTATTTAGACAGTTCTGACAACGACTGACGTATGTTGTTCGTTGAATCGACGCCAAACAGCTGTATTCCTTCACCATGGCGTTTGTTGATTTCGTCAATAATAGAAGATAACTTATAAAGTTCTCTCTCTGCCTTGTTTGCCTCAGTGGAAACACTGTTAGGGAATATGTTGAATCCAGCACCTTCCTTAGACACCTCTCCGAGTATGCGGCCTATTTTATACAACCCGTCCTGGACAGACTCTAACTGCTGGAGTTTTTTCGAACTAAAGAAATCTTCGCTTGAAAATACACCAATGTTACGATGTAATTCTTTAACAAAGTCGTTTAACTTTTTTAAACCTTGACCTCCCTTATCTCCAATACCCTTCGTTGCTTCGGATATTGCTTCCAAAGCATTCTGTGCCTGCTTACCAGTAGAATCAACCTTGTTTAATTCTCTGATAATCTTTTTGGTTTCCTCTTCAATTCTCGATTTTAGAGTGAGCGAGAAACTGAGGTCTCCCATATTTCCACCTGCCATATCCTGAATATTTTTAAATTAGAGTTTATTGTTTAAGTAATCAGCAAGACTTATCTTCTTGCCAACGAGGCTTCCCTCATTCTTCTTTTTCTCCACCCACCTGTCGTAGAGGTCATCCATCTCCTTCTTGGTGTGCTTCTTCGGACCACCTTCCTTCTTGGTCTTAGGATAGACGACAAGAGGCTGGTCTGCAACCATGAGGTCAATCTGTGCCGATGAATAGCCCCACCAGTAGTCGTAGGCTGCGATGAAGTACTTACGCTGAAAGAGGAAGCCGAACTTCTCAGCTAGTGAGAAGGCTGCTCCCCAGCTTGTTCTGCTTGGATAGCTTTTGCTTCGCTCCTCGTCATCGTCATCATCACGTCCGTCATCCCGGTCGCTAATATGGTAGCCAGTGAGAATGCGTTCGATGGAATTTTTTTTTTAGAAACATCGAGGACTCTCAGAACCTCGGCCACGTCCACATCCTTGATGTAGTAGAGCCAGCGCCAGTAGATCCAATACAGGAATCGTATCTTCCAGATGTTGTTGAGGAGAATGCAGACACAAATCTTGACGTTGCGCTTCCATTCGTTCTTCTCCTTTGCCCTGATATGGGAACACCTGCTCATGGTTCCCTTGCGAAGCCAACCGAGCTTGTGCTTCTTGCCACGGAACACGAACTCGGTAGGCTCGTCGTGCAGCACGCTGTCAAGCAACTCCTGCAAGTCCACTGAAGGCTGCTCTATTTTCTTTTCTTCTGCCATGATTGTATGCTATTAAATGAAGAAGGGCGGCACGGCTGTTGATTAGCCTGCCGCCCAACGGTTTGTTATCCTGAATCTAATTACCTAAAGAAGCCTTATTCAACAGTTTCCCAGTTGTCGTCCTTAACCCACTCAGTGTCGGTTACTCGGGTATCCATATACCTCTCCTTTACGGTTGCAGAACCGGTATTGTAGGTAATTACGAGGCCCTGTCTGCGGTTTGCCGCAGGAACGGTCTTACGGGTTGTTGCCGCATCGGTCTTGTAAGTAAGGCTCATAACGCCATCACCCTTTGTCAACCAAGCAACGCTCTTCGTACCCGCACCCTCAACAGAGCCAGAGAACTTGAATGCAACTGGCTTGGAACTTGAATCATCCCACTGCATTGTCGCATACATAGATAGGTTGGTCACAACCATGAGGTTCTTCTTCTCCTCGTCAACGACAACGATAGTACCGCGCATCTTATAGAGCTTAGGCTCTACGGCTACACCGGTATACTGAACGTCAAGAGTATTGTCACCAGTACCAGTAAGAGTGGCAGTGATTTCGTTAACTGCGTCTTCACCGAACATCGCCTTAAGAAGCTCCTTAGCCTTGGAAGGAACAACGAATTCTACGTTGAAGTCACCAAGCTCAGCAGTGGTAGCCCAGTCACCAGAAAGGCCGATAACCTTGTAGTGGTTGATTGTAGGCTCGTCCATCGTAGCCTTCAGAGAGTCAACCTCAACAGGAAGCTCCATGTCGACGGTAAGCTTAATGTCGCTCTTAGAGAGGTCAACCAATGCAGCGGAGTAGAGCAGCGACTTAGGGCCGCAGAACACTTCCTTCAATTTATCAATAGTCACCATAATCTAAAATATTTTAAATTGTTATACCTGAATTCCTGAATACTTATTTTGTACGTAACCTTCCCTGTATGATCGTCACGGAAAAACCTGCGCCGTCGTCTGTCTGTAGCGTTATACGAGGATTGGAAACAATGAGATTTTTTGTGGAGATTGGAAATCTGTCCATAATCTCCTGGACTTTCTCGTCAACGCTAGATACATCGAATGTATTTGGATTGCTTGCTGAAGCTTTATCGCGCACATACAATTCGATTTGAGCTGTAGTGGTGAAATCGTTGTAAACTCCACTTGAGTTCATCTCATTGTTATAGATACTAGATGGGAAGTATACCACGATATAGCTGTTGATTTTCGTATCAACTGCCTTTGGTCGGCTCCGGGAGTAGAGCTTGTCGCAAATTTCCTTCATTGCATTACCAACATCGAAATATAGAGTCTTAATACTAACCATATTTTACATCGTTCTAAAGTATCTAACCAAATATTCTCTAAGAGAGGTAATCACGTCGTGACCTCTCTTAACCTCGACAAACTTAGCGTAATCCACACCGGCAACAAGGAGCATCTGCCATGTAGCATCGTACTTTCCTTTGTTGTGCTCCCTTGAAACAAGTTCATCCCACGCCGCGTTTGGACCATATTCGCCACCTTCTCCGTATTCACCCTTGTAAGGTCTCCGTCCGCTGTCCTTGAAGGAGAACGAGCTGCGGTAATACTTATCGAGGTTGTATCTTTCCCCGGCAGCAAGGGTTACTCGGGTTGGCTCTGGGCCTGGAGCATAATGAATCGACTGCAATGAGCCGTTGTAATATGTACCGATGGCTGTTGACTTGTACAAGTTACCGGTTACGTCATCATAGTTTCGAGACTTGTCAGCAGCCTTCATTGTCATTTCAGCCGCATGGTCCATCTTCTGCTGCATCTTTGCTACAGCCATCTGACGGATTTTCTTCTCGACCTGTAAAAACTGACCTGATAAACTTGTCATAATCTAAACCCTTGTCAAATTCCAATACACAACAGTCCTGTTATTATCCGGCTCGCAGTCCTTAACCATACCTACCTCGGTGTTGTTTCCGACAGTGGAGTAGATGGTGTCGCCGTCAAGAGGACATCTGTCAGCATCCCATTCGTCATATCTGACCGGAATCGATGCCTTCCTCTTGTTCTGGTCGACATTCTTGTCTCCCTCTGTAGTGGTATCGGTGTAGCTGCGGCCTTCGCCATAGTAGAGAATGATTTCCTTGTCCTCACCAACTGGAGCATCATCATCGGCGAACGGGTCATCAGGGTCGGCTTTTCCGACGACCTTCCTCACGATCTTGATGATGTGAGGGTATCTTGGGTTTCTGATGTTTTCCTTTTCCATACGCCTTATTTGATGATGTGAGGGAGAGGTTCTCCCCAAGGAGAATAATTCGCCCTCTTTACTCCGTGGGAGGTCACCCGGAAGGTGGACTTCTTCTTGAGCATCGAATCAGGCTCCAGCTCCGCATAGATAGCGTTAGCCTCTGCCTTCATCTCGCTCCTGTCGTTGTCCGACATGTCATAGCCACCTCCCGAATGAGTCCATCCGTTATCGGAATCGGAGGTGTTGTTCACCTTGCTCGGACCAAGAACAAACCATTTCAGCATGTCGGCATAGGCAAGTCTTACCTTGTCCTTATCGCAGGCTTCGAGGTCGATGCCGTTTTCAAGCTCCCTGTCGTGCATGATGCCCAACAGAGCCTTCATCGGCATCTCGAACTTCACCTTATTAATAAGGTAGTCGTTCACAGTGTAAATGTTCATCTCCGAATCCATAGTCATACAATCTAGTTACGTTAAAGAATTAACCCTTCTGGGTGATGTCGATAATCCAACGGTAAGGAGCATCGAGCATAGCAGGAACAGAAGCGAGGAACAAGTCTGTCTTGAACTCCTGGAACATACCGTTTGCGGTAACCATGTTACGGAGCAGACCGAGACCGTTGTTTGTCTGTGCCCAAGCTACATCCACGAGCTTATTGCCGAGAGTATCGAAGATTCGCTTGTCGAGAATCTCCTTGCGCATAAAACGCAATGGCTTACCAGCAGGGCGAAGAACGACTGTTCCGTCTGCCCAACCACGAATCTCGGTAACTGTTCCGTCGAAGCGCTTGTTGTGCTCAACCTCATCGACAATCTCGATAGGAGAAAGGCCATTGAGGTCAACAACAGACTTCAGGAACATTGCGTTGTTCGGACCGTAGTTCTGCAATACTGCCACAAAGTTAGCGTTCGCCCAGCTCTTGTACAGCTCGGCAATCTGCTTGTTCTTCAAGAATACGTTGTTGTAGTCGTTCTTGGTCATCTGCCATACGAGAGGTACACTGCGGTACTCAATATGACTGTTGCGCCAATCCTCCTCAAACTTACGCATCTGTTCGAGCAAGTCGCAGTTCGCGTCGTTCCAAGCAAGCTTACCTGCCTTCTTGAAGTTCTCAGCTGGAACCTTTGCGTCATACAGAGGCTCCTGGATACCGCGACCGATCTTGTCGTAGTCGATAACACCCTTAGAACTCAACTGTGCTGACATGTAGGTCATGGTCATGTCAAGAGAGTCATACAATACCTGAACCTTGTCGAGATAAGCATCAACCAGGTCTGCATCGTTGCCGAACTCATCCTGGAGAAGCTTCATCTTGTGATAACGCTCTGTCGCAGTCTCACGGAAGCCGTCAGCAGCGAAGTCTGGGATTGAAGCGGTATACCACTCAATACCCTCGTGGTCGTTCTGATAGCCCTCGCCGAGAGGAGCACGGAGGTTCATCAAGGTTGCAGGGTTCAAAGTGCGAAGACGAACCTTGAAGGTTGCGTCGCCATTATTAGATGTAGGGGTGAGGTTTGGATCAATGTCACCCTGTGTCAGATACCAGCCGTTGTTACAGCGCAATACGCCGTCACGATTGACGAACTTCTGAAGGTAAGTATTGTTACCCTTACCAGTGAAGAACTTCGCAAGCTGCTCGACACCAATATCAATTTTTGCCATAATCCTGAATCAATCTTTTTACGTTAGACAATAGGTTAAATGTGCCAGAACTCTGGGTAGAGTGACTTGTTCATCGCCTTGACAGCAGGAGGAACAGGACCCATACGGTCAAGCCACATAACGCAGTCTGGATTCAACATACAGAAGTTGTTGTTGTTGCGAGGCTGATGATACTTGTCTCCGCCGGCATTGAAATAAGGAAAATCGTTGTCGCTCGGAGCGAAGCAGTTAGGGTTAGTCACCATCGGCAATACCGAAGTACCTGCGCTAGCAGCCTCAACCAGTACGTCACCGACCTTCAATGCGCCGAGAGCAGCAGATAGTGTAAGTTTCCAAACATCACCTGCTGTGGCATCGGTTGTCGCCTCAACAGCAGAAACAGTCACACCCTTTGCCTTAGTCTTGAAGTCCTTCTGGCCGATCATGATGTTGTCGCCTGGGAATGGAATGTGAACGAATCCGTTGCGAACGATGTAGATTTCTGTATCGGTCTCAGCGGTTGTAGCCTTTGCTACACCGTAAGCCTTCAGAATCTTGAATGTTGCACCAGGACCCTCGTTGCCAGCTGTAAAACCAAGGTCGTGCTCAATCAAGTCACCGGCATAAATCTTAGCCTGACCCTTGAACGGATTGACGAGCTTACCACCAATAGGTGGGTGAACGAAGGCATTCTTAATGAGCGCCTCAAGACCGGCAAACACATATCGGGTTCCGCCGACCTTACCTTCTGTCTGAATGATGGTCGCACCGTGGTTCAGCATGCCACGAGTACCCATCTGTTCCATGTAGGAAATAGAAGTGTTGTCCATAATCTTTTTACCTTTTTAAAATTGTTATCCTGAAATTACTTCTTGTCTTCACCGCCGAATCTCTTCTTTCGACGCTCGGCCACTTCTTCCATAAACTTGTCATCATCTGTGGACGTGCCTCCGCTAGACGTGCGACTGCCTTTTGCAGGAATACCGTTTTCACCGGTAGCCTCCTTGTACTCTGCGGTGTAGATTTTCTCAGCCTTAGAAACCAGGTCATCGATGTCGACATCTTCGTCCGGAATCTCCAGCTTTGCGATTGCAGCATTGAGGAAGTAGTTCTTCATTTCAAGGTTTGCCTTGTCGAACTTATCCTTCAAACCTGCCTTTACTGACTCGATGGTTGCCTTCCTTGCAGCCTTCTTGTCTCTTTCTGCGTTAGCCTTTTCGAGAGCTTCGAGTTTCTCAAGCAGCTTGGAGTATTTGTCGTCAGGATCGTCACCCTTTTTAGCCTCCTTGCGCTTACGCTCCTCTTCCTCTTCCTTCTTCTTGCGTTCAGCTTCCTCCTTGCTCTTCTTTACCTCGTCAGAGATATTCTTGTGCAAGTTGCCGTTGATACGCTTCAGACGGTTTGCTAACTTGGTAACCAACTTGGAATTTGCTTCCTCGTCATCACCGAAATCTTCCAAAACATCATCAAGTTCCTCATCGATGGTCTTTTGGCTAAGTTCTTTGAACTTGGTGGTATCAACCTCCTTGTTCACTAATGCTAAGAGTTCCTCTCTTGTCATGTTGTTTTTTGATTAAAAATGTTATCCCGAAAGTGGTCCCTCCACCTCGAAAACGTATAAATATACCTTTTATTTTGCAAATATATGAATAAATATGCAATTATCAAAGAAAAATTGTATATTTTTGCAGTATTAAATGTATATTTATGCAGAAAGATGTATTTTCAGGATTAAAATTGGATAACGGAGAGCCTATTTATACTCAAGAGTATATCCAATCATTAAGAGACGCCGATAAGAAACATCCCGACAAGCTGAAGATTGTAGCTCAGCGTGGCGGTCAGGAACGCATGCTGTCTATAGACGCTGATATTAAGATAGTTGGCGGTTCGCGAGGCGGCTCAAAATCGTTCTCTTCCCTAATGGAAGTTCTGAAGGATATTAAAAATCCAGATTTTCATGCAACAATTCTTCGTAACGAAAAAGACGACTTACAGTCCTTAGTGACAGACTCTTATAAATTGTTCTCCCAATTTGGAACTTACAATAAGTCACAAAATGATATGACCTGGAACTTCGATAACGGAGGATGGCTCAAATTCTCGTACTATGCTGGAGCCTATCAGGACTTCAAGACACGATTCCAGGGTCGCCAGTATGCCTATGTCTGCATCGATGAGGGTACTCAGTGTCCATACAAGAAGTTCAAGTACCTCTTGACTAACAATCGAAACGCAGCGCATATCCGAAATCGCTTCTGGATTACCTGTAACCCAGACCCGGAATCTTGGGTGAGAAAGTTCATTGACTGGTGGGTTGACGAGAACGGCTACATCATACCGGAACGGGACGGAGTTATACGATACTGTTTCATGGACGGCGATACGCCTGACTCAATCTACTGGGGTAACACGAGAGAAGAGGTATACGAACAGTGCAAGGGCATTATCGATAGCCTTTGGAAGGATAGCTATGAGGAACTTGGTTATACAAAGCTCGAAATGTTCATCAAGTCGGCAACATTTGTTCGCGCAGACGTATCAGAGAACATCAAACTTATCTCTACCGACGCATCATATCTCGCCAACCTTGCACAGCAGGACGAGGAACAGCGTATGCGAGACCTGGAAGCCAACTGGAACTGGAAAGCTGCCGGAGATGACATGATCAAGATGGAAGACCTTGATGAAATCTACGACAATGCAGAACAGATAGGAGATGGAAAGCGCAGAGCTTCTGCCGATATTGCTTTCACCGGCGGCGATAACTTCGTGATGTGGCTCTGGGAAGGATGGCACTGCAAAGACTTGGTTGTTCTGAGACTGGACCCTAAGACGCTCGTTTCTGTCGTTGAGGCCAAGCTGAGAGAGTGGGGAGTTGAGGAATGTAACTTCACTTACGATATGCAGGGTATCGGTCAGTATTTCAAGGGATTTTTCAAGGATGCCGTCCCATTCAACAACCAGGCAGCACCTATCGCTAGGAATCATCAGGAAGAAGAAGGAATCAAATACCTATATAAGGATTTGAAGTCTCAGTGCGCATGGTTATTCTATAAGATGATAAAGGAGAAGCAGATTTCTATCGACTCGGCCCTGCTTGAAAGAAAGTATTCAGGAAACGGATTTGACAAGGTTCCTCTCAGACAGATTCTTCAGAAGGAGCGTAAGATGCTCAGACGTGACGAGAATAGCGATGATAGGGGATTCAAGCTATTACCTAAGAAGATTGCCAAGAAATATGTCGGGCACTCGCCTGACTTCTTTGAATCTTGGTTCTACGTAATGATATTCAGTTTAACAAAAAAGAAAAATAAAAAGGTAAAAGGATTATGGATGCTATCAAGGTAACAAATTTCAGAAAGATTCTGGTAAAGAAGCCTTTCTTTGAACTCACGCCAAAGGGGTACATGACCCATGATGACCATTGCAGGAACGAGGTGTCCGATAACGAAGACCCTCAGATGCCGCAAGATACATTGTACAGAGTGATTAAGACTCAGAAGGACTTCCTTCGTGAGTTCTATCCTACGTCACACAAGATCTTCGACAAGGATCTCTACCCTGACATCTGGAGAAAGAACCCGGAAGACGGGAAATGGTATGTCCAGGAGATTCAAAGAACGGCATTTGCTTTCCAGCAAGTTATTCATACGAAGCACGTTCTCCACATGACAGGTAACGATATTCAGTTTGAGCTTGCCGGTGATCCTGAGATGAAGAAACAGGAAGAGTATATTAATCTCCTTGCCAAGTTCAAGAAGGGATGGTATATGCACGATATGGAGATTCGTCACTATGAGGCTGTAAGTTCGTACATGAAGGTTGCTGAGGCTGCTGTAGTCGGATTCTTCGACAAAAACAAGAAATTCGGTACTCGCACATTGGCTTTCGATAGAGGAGACACATTGTATCCTCAGTTCGACCCTCTTACTGGTGAACTCGTTGTGTTTGCTCGCAAGTATTACGACTTCGACGAGGAAGGCAATGAAAAGATTGAATGGGTAGAAGTGTGGGATGACAAGACATTCTACCGCTTCAAGAAGCAAGTTAACGAAGGCAAGGTCAAGGAGACTATCAAGAGAATTGCCAAGATATTCGGAATCGACGACTACACTTGCGTTGAAGAGAAAGCTCACGGCTTCCCATTTATCCCTGTTGCATACGTAAGAAACGATGACGGACCATGCTGGTCTGTTGTACAGAAGAACATCGAGGACTACGAGGAAGCTTTCTCTTATCTCTGCGAGAACAACAAGGCTTACGCCTTCCCTATAATGAAGTTGAAGGGTGATGGTGACGACATTACCGTTGTTGGTGACACGAATGGTTCTGCAAAGATGATTCAGATTACAGATACGAATGGTGATGCTGACTTCATTAACGGAACGGACGCTTCCGATGCATTTGCGACACAGCTCAACAAGTCGTATGACCTCATCTATGAGCTTTCGTTCACAGTAAAGCCACCGGAGCTGAAGTCGGGTGACCTTCCGGGCGTTGCCATCAAGCTGCTCTATTCTCCTGCTATCGAGGTTGCTGAGAACGATGCTAAGAAGATGCATCCGTTCCTGGATCAACTTGTTCGTATCTCAAAGTATGGTATCGGAGTTGAAGAAAACTGCATGGCCACTATGACCGGTCTTCCTATTCACGCTTGGGTGGAAATCTATGTGCATCAGAATAAATCTGAAATAATTACTAACTTAGCAACAGCTGTTCAGAACAACTTCCTCTCAAAGCAGACTGCATCTGAGCGTTGCCCAGACTTCCCAGTTAACGATGAATACGACCGTATCATGCGCGAGAAGAAGGAAGAGGACCAGCAGGACCTCCTCATGGATATGCAACGTGCGGATAACGAAACTCAAAATGCAATCGAGGAGCAGAAAGCTACTGCGAATATTCAGAATGGAGGTAGTGGAAACGTACGTACGGGTCGCGGAGCTGGACGCCCAAATAAGTCAGGAACCAAATGGGACGAGAATCGGAACGCCCCGAATGAAAACAACTGGCAACACTACAACCAAACCCATTAATAGCCTATGGATGAGTTAAAACGTTCTGTCGATTACAGCAGGAAGCGCTTGCAGGCAATCCGAAACTGCGAGGACCATGTTGCAGATATTCTCTGGAAATCGACACAGAAAATAATTACCGCAAGTAAGCGATACAGAGGTGCGGGCAGGCTCACAAACGAGTCAGCCCTGCTCTCTTACGCCAAGAATGTTACTGCCGAGGCAGAGGAGAGTATCAACAGCTATATCTCTGCCTACTCAAAGGCTTCGTGCAAGATTCTAGGGATTGACAGCGAGAATATAGAATCATTTCTCGTCAGCGACATCTACGGAAAGACGACATCCGAAAGAAACGCCGTCTATCTCGGAAACTTTGCTGAAGATATTGTAAGGATGATCAAGGCTGGAACCTTGATGGGATATTCAGACCAGCAGCTCCTGTCTTCCATCCGCACAGGCTATAAAGACCCATATCACACATCAGTCATCACCAAAGCGAAGAGAAAGGATATCAACATCGATGTTCCTTCTTACGGAAAGGGATACTACAAGAACGCCTATCAGAACATTGTAAGAAACGCCTCTCAGGTGATTGCCTTAGCATGGGGACAGGCAGAGCAGGAGTATGGGCAGGAGAACAAGGCTATCGGGTTCTACGTCAAGAGAGGGAGCAGTTATCCGTGCGACATTTGTCAAAATGAAGCCGACGCTGGCATCCACTCTTTCAAAGACCCATATCCGCCATTTCACGTTTCGTGTTGTTGCTACACAGTATTTGCATTCAAGGATAATAAAAAGAAATAAGATTATGATTGAAGAAACAAAAGGATACACGTTATCCGTCGATACGTACAAGAAGGCGAAGGCTCTTAAGATGAAAGATCCTCGCTATTACATCTATGCCAGCCTCCGTGGCTCAGGTATGTCTGTTCGTGACAGCTGGGCCATCGCATTCCAAGGAGAAGGAATAGGTGTGTGGGAGAAATCTTTCCTCGAAAACGAGATGAATAAGCTAGAAGCCAAGGAGTCCGTTCAGAAGAGAATCGCAGAGGTACAGGGCAAGAAAGCGAAGAACGAGAACGCCGATGAGCTCACCCAGGAGGAACTTATTAAGGCTACCTCGAAGGAAGAGATTCTGAGAAACCTCGTTATCGCTCAGCGCAAGCAGAAGTTTGGCTCTCCAGAGTGGCAAAAGACGACTGCCATGATAGCCGACTACTCTAAGATTAAGCAGGACGAAATTGATACAGAAAATAATGTGGTCCACTACTACATTCCTCTATCAATGCCTCGATGCTGCGAGGACTGTATTATCTTCAAAAATGGCCAGGCGACCTTTCAAAAGAAGAAGAAATAGTTAAATTCGTGTTAAAGTAACTTTGTTTTACTAGAATTTCAGCAAAACCAAGTACCTTTGCAAATAATTAATGTTCACAGATTCTTTCTGCTGAGCATAATTCAAATTATTTTGGTTAACTAAGAGGGGCAGTGTCTTCACAGATGCTGCCCCTCGCTTTTTAAAACAAATATATAAGTAGAAGAAAACTTTGAAGTCAATTAAGGATACTTCTCTCCGGTAACCAACTCAAGTATACCCTTAAGCCTATCATTAAGAAGGTCGTCATTGAATACAGGAAGAATACCGTATGGAGGCAGTTTCTTCGTCTCTGCGGCCTCCAAAATGAACTGGAGTGCCTGTACTAGGGAAGTATGGTCTTGAACGACCTCAAGCAATTTATCGCTCATCCTTGCCTCCTTCCTTCTTAATCTGTTCTGCCATCTCAAGAATAGTCTCGGCGTGCTTGTCTCGGTCGATGACCTCCTGAACTGCCTCATCGCTTTCTTTGCGAAGCTGCTCTTCAGTCTTACCCTCGTCGGCAGCAGCGTTTCTTCTTGCAGCCTCACGAGCAATGTATTCGTCACGGAGTTTCAACTTACCTGCCGTGTATTCTGCATCGCCAGGCAACGATGTATCCGCATACATAAGCTGGGCAAATGCCTCGATGATGTTTCCATCATCCTTGGAGAACTCATAATGGTCTCCTACGGCCACAGGAACACATTCATCGAGTGCAGCGTACATTGATGTACCGATAGAGTACTCGATTCCCCATGTGCCGGCAATGTTCGCAATCTTGATAAAAGGCAGCGAACCTCTCTGTAAATGCTTCTTGATATCAGCAGGGATATCCTCTCTGAGTGAAGCAACTTCTTTCTTAGACAAGCTCTTACTGAACTTCAGCACGGTGAAGTGTCTTGTCTTGATAGTCTTTCCAAATGGTAATGCCATGATAACAATATTTTAAAGTTCAACTTTTATTTCCTTATACTCGAAATCTGTGCAAGATGGATTCTCCTCAGAAGTAAACCTAATCTCATTAGGGTTATTACAAACTCTATTCTTGAAGAAGA